AAAAATTGCGGAGTATGGAATTTTAAGGACGCAGCACAGACGCGTTTCTACTGAGTCAGTGCAGCGTTTAGACGTAAGTTCCTGCGAAACGAGATACTCTTCGGATGTGGACAAGGCATTTAGCCTACTAGTCGAGTGGTGTGGAGAGCTTGGACTAGAAGCAGTTCGTGTGTTTATAGATCCATGGCAGGAGATTTCTGTAGGCATTCCTCAGTCCGATGAAAAAGAATCCTGCATCGTCCACGAAGATGGAACTTCAACTATTATTGAGCTTGAGCAGACCCCGTACGAAATTGCCAACTACAACGCCGAGTCGTGGTTTGCTACTGAAACGCAAACAGCTACTCTAACCTGCACAAGCGGCCTTGGATTCGACGTGTCTGCAACTGCTACCGCGTCCGCAGAGTCATTTGTATCCTTGGCAGACGCAACACAGAAGGCAATTACATTGGCTGCACAAGCAGCATCAGCAGCTGCACAAAAGTACAGGCAACAGAACCCCTGCTAGTCATGCCAACTATTCAGGATGCCAATACCAAGATCACGAATTTCCCCAATAAATTCGTTAGTCCATGGGGGAACGATGCGATCACACCTCTGTACTCCTCAATGCCTTTGAAGAGCCCAGTAGAAGGATGCTTGGAGTGCATTGTATGTGGGAGTTATAGCTCTAGGTATGAGATCATTTCTAGTAGTGAAAGCGGAGTTGTTGCGGCTTTGACAATTCCAAGCACGCCCGAGGCTAGAGTTGTAGTAGTTGGAGGTGGAGGTTCTTCTCAAAATGCTTCTGTTGGTTTTAATCAATTTGCTTCAGGCGGAGGTGGGGGTGGTTCCGTAAATGAAATTCTTAATTTGGGGCTAATAGCTGGCGAGACTTACACCGCTCACGTCGGTAAAGGAGGTATGCGTTGGTCTAATAATCTGGGGTTACCTTATTTTTCAGGAGAGGCTAGTTATTTTGGAATATCAGGTGAGAATCCAATAATTATTAGTGCTGGAGGAAATACTTCTGGATGCAGCCCATGCGGCCCAGTAAATCCAGTATTACCCCGCAGTTCTGGTGGGGGAAGCGGTTCGTACCTAGGTGGCTATCCTCCAACCCTTGGGACGACACCAGCACTTGGTGGAATTGGAACTTTTGCTAATAATGGTTTTCAAGGGTGGACTGTCATTGCTGGTGGTGGCGGAGTGGGAGGAGGCGGAGACGCATCATCGACAAAAAATTCTTTTGGCAACGCATCTGTAGTGAAAGCAGGAGATGGTGGATCAGGAGTCTATTCTGTAATTGCTGGTAGATCTTTCGGCGGTGGAGGTGGTGGCGGAGCAGTGTCTTATTCTTTTTTCGGAACACCTGCTACAATAGTGCAGGGAGTTGGTGGGGGTGGAGGTGCTGGTTCTGGATTTATTCAACCACTAAATCCCAGTGGATTCCCAATACCTTTCAATTGCAACAATACACCTTCAGCTTCATCTCCGTGTCCCGAACAAAATAGTGGAAGTGGAGCTGGCGGAGTGGCGGGCGATTATGTTCAACAAGTAACTGGTGCTGATGGACTAATCTTGCTACAAGTTCGAGCGGATAAGTACACTGGAGTAGTTACTGGAGATGTTCAAATTACAGATGTTCTCTTTAGAGGAACTCTTATGAAACAGATTAAGTTTTTGGGTTCTGGAACATACACTGCGTAGCAATAAATTTTATGCCCTCCATCCAAACAGCATCGATTCCAGTAACCTCATTCCCCAATGAGTTCGTGTCGCCATGGGGCAATGACGAACCGATTCCTTTGTACTCATCGGTTCCTCTTAGGAGCCCAGTAGTTGGTTGCTTGCCTTGTGTGGTATGTGGCAATTCTAATACTAGGTATGAAATTATTGGATCCCCCAACGCAAATCCGATCACAGGTGATCGCGCTGGTGGAGACGGCGGAGGAGGCGGCGGCGTGGGAGGTGGCGGCGGCGGCGGGGGAGATGGAGTTGTCATCACCCTACTCCCAAGTTCTCCTCCTCCATGTATCACGACAAATAAGCGATTCTTGGGGCCGGGGTCTGAACCTCAAGAGGGAATGATTATTGTAAATAGGTTTATCATTAACTTATCGGGCCTTGAGTTTTGCCCTTGTATAAACTTGGATGACCCATCTCTTCCCTGTAGTACCGAGTTTCAGGAATACTGGGATTATATTGTGAGTAATTTATATTCAGAGCTTTCTAATCCGATTGTATTGGAATACATTCCCATCAATTCCCCAAATTACAGTCAAATAAGTGGTGATCCTTACTTTTGTATTAATGGAGGAGATCAGATATTCCCGCCCAATGAGCCATTTTCGGTGCTTCCGATAATAGGAGGCGACGGCTTCCCGTGCTCTACCCCAATGTTCTTTAACGGGCTATGCGTTACGTCAGAAACGGAAACAAGCATTACAGTTAGCAATAGCCAAACACTAGAAGCAGATTGCGGCCCACGCACTTTTCCTCTCGCGTATGGAGGTTCAGTAACTATAACTTGGGAGTAATAAAATGAATTTTACGGAGTCCCCTCCTTGCAAAAATAGGGAAGCGTGTACAGCCTGTAGGTTCATTCCAGAATGGAGACTCCAGTTTAGTGCGCCAGAAGAATGTCCACACGGCATTACCTTGGACAATTTGCCAGAAGCTAAAAGCATGTTAAACAGGCTGATCCGTGAGAAGGGGGTAAGACCACAGGCAAGTCCCCATCCAACCTTATTGAAAAAGGCAGGATCATTGGCATCTAACTTAGGTGTTTGGGCCAAGGCTGGGTTTCAAGTGGTTGACGCATCACAACTCCAGAGCCGCCTAGACGTCTGCAAGGGTTGTGAATTTTGGGATCAATCGGGATTTGCTGGAACAGGAAGTTGCAAGAAATGCGGCTGTTCCACTCAGGCGAAGCTCCGAATGACTACTTCAAAATGCCCCGTTGACAAGTGGGGGCCGATAGAAATACCAATTATCGATGTATCACAATAAAAATTTATGAGAACACAGATAACCTACAAACTAGTGCTTCCCGGCACCCAAGAGTTCCTGCAGCTCCAGACCTTTGCAAAATCCTTCGATCACGAAATTGTCCCACATCCTAAAATAAATGTTTACGCGCACTACAGAGATGAGGTATGTTTTGGCTATTCGGAACACGTTTTCGTGCCCACCGTCTATCCTGCATTTCACCCCATGCTCACCAAACCTCAAGATGTCCTACAAGTGATGGCCGACTGGCGCTCTCATAGTCAGTTCTCCTGTTCGCCAGCCTACATTGGCGTACCGCTTTCTGAAGCAAGGCCAAACTTCCCTCAAAGGATCATGGAAAAACTAGGTCTTCGTCGCCACGAGCGCGAGATCTACACCCTCGCATAATCATGGGCGGATCTCCACAAGTACAAGCACCCGATAACAGGCCCATGTGGGCTGCGCTGCAGATGCAGCAGAGTGGGCAGAATCAGGCGATGCAAAATCGTGCTGATCTACTCAAGTACATGTCTCAAATTTCTCCTGCGGTCTCTTATACCGACATTTGGGGGCAGAAGGGAGCTGCAAATGTGGCGAAAGATGCCGCAGAGATCAACTATCGCAACCAGCAGGCGATGCAGAAGGCGCTCGATCCTCAAGGTTTCCAGATTGCCGAGGATACTCGTAACCGAGTAGCCCAGATGGTTAGCCCAGCTGGACAGAGGGCGCTAGCCAACCAGCAGTTTGCACAGCGTACGTTACCGGGAATGTACAGCACTGGCCTCGATCCCCGTTCCACCATTTACGCGAGTGGATTGTTTGACGCCAATACGCTTCAGGGTCTCCAACTTCAGCAGCAACTTGCCAACATCGGACAAGGATATGGGGCTGCGAACCCAGCGCCTCGAGTTGGAATTGATCCCGGCATTGCGGCCTCTATCGCCTCTCAGGAAGGGGCACGTGCTGCGGATCGCGCAAACGCATTTACGCAAAATCTTCTCCAAGGTGCAGGAAACCTTCAGCAGAGCTACGAGCAAGGAATGAACAGCCTCTACAGCAACATGGGACAAGCGGTTCAAACTGATGCGGCCAACCGATTGGCAGCACAGCAAGCAAGCCAGTCCGCACAAGCTCAGGGTGCAGGATCTTTGTATCAGGGTCTAGGTGCCCTAGGTGGCGGTATAATCGGATCCTTCGGAGGCCCAGCGGGAACTGCGAGTGGAAGTTCTTTGGGAAGTTATCTGCCCAGAGCTTTTGGAGCTTGAAAGTAAATTTATTTGTTGTATCCAATTAGAAATTGCAATACAACTGCTGACAAAATTAACCACTAAAACTAACCCCTAACCAATTAAAATATCATGGGTGGATCAAGAGGCGGCGGCGGCGGTAATAACGACAATTCAATGGCAATGATGGCGATGATGCAGCGCCAGCAAGAAGCGGCTGCGGCTGCTGCTCGTGAAGCCGCAAGGCAAGCTGCCATCCAAGCTCAGAACCAAGCCAACCAGCAGATGGCTAATCAAAGCCAGCAGGCGGTTAGTCAATACTTGAGCCAGCAGAATCAATTGCAAAAGGGTCAGGATCTAGCTTCAACGCAAGCCGCTGCTCAAGCAGCCGCTGGAGCTGGTGGAGCCGCTACTGGCGGTGGTTATGATATCAACCAATCCAAGCAGGAAGCGCTTTCCAATCTCGGAGCAGCCGCTGGTGGAATGCCAATGACAGCAGCAAACCAAGTTGGAGCTGGTGGATCTACAATGAACCCAGCCGCCGCAGGACAAGCTGCAATGGTCAATCAGTCCGCTCAACCTAATCAGTTCGCTATGCCGTCCATGGCGGGGATCACTTTCGGAGGATCCTAATCCCCTCCGAAAATGGCGCTTGATACCTCTGGCTTTGGTTTGAATTTGGGTCAGGAGCAGGTGATTGTGCCTTCTCTTGCTTCCCTAGCTCCCTACGCACCCAACTTTCAGGGTCTCGCGTGGAAACCCGCTAATATTCAAGCTCCAGACATGTCGGAGGCTAAAGGACTAGGTGCAGCACTTGGTTCGATCGGTGCAGGAATTCAGGTTGCGTACAAGACGGCACAAGAAGAGCAGAGAGAACTTCGCAAGGACGCCCTAGACAGGGCAAAACTTGCTGCCGCTGAAAACAGGGACGCTATTCGGGAGGCACGTACTCAACAGACCCATGCCGACTCCATGGCGATGCAAGCGGCCAACCTCGCCGTGTCTCAGGGTCAGCTGCGACTAGCACAACAAAAGCAAGCGGACAAAGCGGGTGGAGCCCCCGATTACAGCGAGTATCTAAACCCCCAAAACGCTGAGGATACCGCTGCTGGAGACAGGATCATGGATGTGATGGAGGGGATTAAAAAGAAAGGGACTCCCCAGTACTTTCCAGAATCGAAACTTGAACTAGGTGCCCCAGCGCCTCAAGTGGACGAGCCTAGTATGTCTTTCGATGGCGGGAACAATCTCGGCTCTCTATCTGCTCCAGTAGTGATGCCTCCGCAGGAGGATCAAAGATATGCCGCGCTGCGAGAAATGGGCGGAAGTGTTTCTCCTTTCAGCGTAGCTAGTGCTGATGGAGCTGGGCCATCAGAACCAACTCCCAATCTGCCCTATTCGCTGCAGGGCGGAGTACCGAAGCCACTTGCTGGTGTGCAGGTTCCTAGCACAAGGGAGCTCTACGCTGGAACTGGATTCTCTCCAACTCCTATTCCAACTTACGGAACTGCGGCGCAAGAAACTTCTGCGGCTAGTGGCACAGCGGCGCAACCTTCCAGATCACCGATCGTAGCGTTTCCGATAACTGATCCAAATGGAGGCACCCTAGGCTATGCGTACTACGATAAGGTTTCCCGAAAATTAATACCGGGTTCTTTCGTTTCTGAAACAAAGAAATCTGATTCCACAGCGCCCCTCGCTGGAGTTCAAATTCCAGAAGGACAAAAGTTAAAGGGCATGACTATCTCGGCGGAGGGTAAGCCTAGCTATACCTACGGACTAGAGAGTGAAGGAAAATCTGCTGCACCCCTGCTGCAGGATCAGATGAAAATCCTCACCAACCTTGAGGGCGCTAACGCCACCTTGAATAATATCGAGAAGACTCTCAAAGAAGTCGGCACTTCTACTGGCCCAGTTGTCGGCGTTGCTAGGGGATACAACCCCTACGATGTCGTCGCCCAGTCTGTGGAGAACATGGTGAATAGTTTGGTGCCGGGTCTTGCTCGCGGCGTCTTCGGCGAGGTCGGCGTTCTTACTGACCGAGATGTGGATAGGTACAAGAAACTTATCCCCAACATGAGGACAGATCCTAAAGTTGCAGAGCAGATCATGAAGGATCTGCGTGAAAAACTAAACAGCACCAAGAAAGCCAACTTGGGAGTCTGGGAAAAAGCTGGCTACAACGTGGGGGGATTCAAAGAGGATCAATCTTCCGCGCAAACTGAGCTTGAAACTTTGGCAAAAGAAATTGATTCTGCTAAGGATCAAAACTCACCAGCTATTCTTGCAAAAAAGAAAAGAGCAACTGAACTTTACCTCTCGCAACGCAAATAATTTATTATGGGATTTCTTGACGAACTGGATCAAAAATATGCTCAAGAGACCCCGAAGGAGGAACCGACTAAGCCTAGTGGTTTCTTGGGGGAGCTAGAGAGTAAGTACAAGGATGCTCCCGTAGAGCAGCCCAAGTCATTCCTAGAAGAGCTGGATCAGAAATATGACGTAAACCCAGACTCTCTACGCAATAGGCAATCTCGTGGAGAACCTCTTTCCATGGAGCAGGAGCGCATCGTATTTGATGCGAACCGAGCACGTGGTCTTGGGGAACAAGCAGCTGCAGCTGGCAAGGGCGTCTATGCCAGCCTTAGCGAAATGGTTCCTCAAGCCTTCGAGGGAACCAAGAAAATCATGGGTGCAGGCAAAGACTTGGCAAAAGAAATTGGAATCAAGTACCTAGACGTCAATCCGCTTGTGCCTGAGATTGCGGTCAACTATATCGCTGGCAATACAGCAGAAGACCGAAAAGCTAATTTGGAAAAAGCTGCTAAGAGAGAAGCAGATATCGTCAGGTCATTAGCATCTGGAGCCGTTCAGGCTGGCGAAGAAGTAATCAACGAAGCCGCACGTGGAGCTTTCTTTGGTACGCCCATTACAGATCTCGTTCAGGAATACCCAGCTGGCAAGTTGGCAGTTGAAGCCATGAAGGCGGGTGGCCCTGTAGCACTTGCCACTAAAGCACTTGGTGGAAAGATTTTCGGAGAGCCGCTGGTTGATCTGCAGCCGATCACAAAGGACGAATCGTTCCAGAGGTCGTTGAGTCGTGAGGACATGCGCCAGCAGGAGCAGCAGGAGTATAAAGATTTGCCAGAAAGAACTACCGCAGCGTTGGTAAAGCTAGCTGAAAGTTCCGCTGGATCTTTGCTTGGAAAATCTTTGGGAGTCCCTTCCGACGAGCAGTTCCAAAAGGACTTGGTTCAGGAGCTCAAGAATAACGCGATCGTCCCCGACGAAGACGTTGCGTTGATGGGCAATATGTTGAGCCCGCTGGATCCTACCTTTGTCTTGGCTGGGCCGCTTGCAAGGGCATCCTCGAAGGTATTCGATGTAGCCTCAGAAGCTGGTCTTCGAGCGCTTACAAAGCCAACTATTGCTGGAATGAACCCCCTCGAAGCAACGGGACGGGTAATACGATTTAGTGGAGAGGGCGCACAGAATGTTGCAAGAAAGTTCAGCGACTTTTTGACTGGGTCAGAAGACAGCTTCATCGGCAAGCTAGCGGATCCGATCGTGGCGGTGACTCGACGCCCCGGCATAATGGTCGAGGGCGCAGGGCGGGCTCTCAGGGACGTCGGACGTCAGATCGACGACGTCGGAATCCGCTCCCGCACGGGCATCATCGAGCGGGCGGGGCAGGACGTACGTTCTGGGGATTTCATGCGGACGGTCTTCGGGGCTGGAACCGAGAAGGCTCAGGCCAAGGCACTCAAGGCGTCCGAAAAGCTAGCCGAGGAGGGCGTGGATACTGGCGCTTCCGCACCAGCGCTTTCCTCCAAGCGACGTGCAGCCGCGAGAACTGCGGACTGGGTATTCCGACAAGCCGAAGCCTTAGCGCGTTACGGCACAAGCGGAGCGGCCATCGGAACCGCGCTCGGACTGCCAGACATTGAGAACGCGGAGGCGCTTGGACAGATGGCTACTACTGGAGCCATGGTCGGAGCCATCGGAGGCGCGAGGCTCGGAGAGAAAGGCGCAAAGCTAATTGATCCTAGGGTTTCGCTTAAAGGAAAGATCGACGCCATCCTAGCCGACGATCCCGTATCAAGGCGTGCTGACGAGGACGCCGACATCGAGCGTTTCAGAAGTACTGCAGCACCAGACCTTATCAACAAGGCCAACGAATTTGGGAATATCAATTCCGTTCTGCAATCTTTTGACGGCCACCTCCAGAATCTAGACTTTCAACGCGAGCAAGCGATTGCCCGTGGCGAGGCGGACGTCGCCGCTGGGATAGAGCTTGAAATTAAGAAGACTGCAGCCAGCAAGGACGCCGTTTCCAAGATGACTCCTGACGCCATGAAGGAGTACCAGCGCCGAGTGGACTTGACGCTAGCTGACGCGCTAGACCAAGCAAAAACTACTGGCGAGGCGGTGGGTCTCAACAACATCGAGATCAAGCTGCTCTCCCCAGTCGAGATGTTGGGCTACCTTCGCGACAAGTGGGGGACGACCCTAACGAATGCCGAGTACGTTCTCCAGTCACTGGCTGGCAACAATGATCTAAGCGATCAAGATCAGCAAAAACTTAATCAGGCGAGGGAGACTATCAACCAGTTCAACTACATGTATCAGACCGCGATGGGTCAGCGTGGATACGCCATGTCTGATAACACGTATTCAGATAGCCCCATGCATTTGCGTCCAGCAAATCTCAAGACTCCATCGGTTGTCATTAATTCCGAACTAGTCAAGAGCCAGCTCGGAAACAATCTGTACGGAACTCTGGTTCACGAAACCAATCACGCACTTAGGAATTTCAAGGAAGTTAAATCCATGATGGCTCCCATTGAGGAGTACTTGTTTGGTAAGAAAGTTCAAAACGCTGATGGAAGCATCACGGAGATTTCCAAAGGAATTTACGACGACGCGGCGATCGATCGCATGGGCGATTACTACGCGGAGCTTTTGGGCGGAGACAAGTGGAAGGCAGGATTCGCTACCGAGGGTCAGTATAGGAACTACATCAAGGAAGAGATTCTTGCGGAGGCCGCTGGCCTGTCCTCCAACACGGCAAACCTACGAGCTGACTTGGATTCACCGGGTCAAGCCTTCATCGATTGGGCCGCTACCTCCAACAAGAATACCTTGATCGGAAAACTACGCGACGCACTCGGGCTGAAAGGAATCTTGCTAGACGACTCAGGAAGAATCTCAGACGTTCTGGGAGAGACGATCTCACCAGAAGTTCTCGCGCTGACTCGTCAGTTCCAGCGCCAGCTCAGAGACTACAATGGATCCTTGTCGCAAATTACTTCCGCCAGTGGGCCAGAAGTTACAATCTCAGCTCCTGAGTTGCTATCGAGCAAAATTCTTCAGAACAAGTATCGTGGGCTAGACATCTGGCAAAAGGAACAGGTGCTCACGATCAAGGACGACGAAGGAAACGTGGTCAACGAGATCGTAGTGCCTCAGTCTGCGTCGCTCAACGCGCTCGTGGGTCAGTACCGCCTCGAAGATGGCATGCTTGTGGACGAGAACGGAAACAAGATGCAGATCGCTCCCGAGATCGCTGCAGCCAATCTCCCAAACAACACCAGTATTTCGGTAGACCAAAGAATTGCTAGGAACCCCGATGGGTCTCCAAGGATCCTATCGAATCGTGAGATTCAAGCACGTGCTAGAAAGCGCGCAGAAGTGCTGAAAAACGCCATCGAGGGCGCTATGGAGGATGGCTCAACAAACCGAGTCCGACCAGTCGGAGAAAACGAATACGCTGGAATCCTGAGCCCCACTCAGCTGCAGGCGATCTTGGAACTCCCCAACGACATCGTGGCTCCTGAGTTGAAGCGCAAGATCGCGGCCTTCAACGAGACGGCCCTACGCAAGGATGGAACGCGAATGATCGTCGAGTACCAAGCTGCGATGAAGGGCGGAAAGTACAAGGCGCTCGCACCCAAGATCCGAGACGTCGTTCCATTTGGGTTCCGCATCACAAAGGATGGCAACTTCCTAGCGACTACGATTTCTGTCAGCAGAATTTTCGACAAGATCAACGAATGGGCGAAGCCAAACAGGAACAGGCTGAACCTTTGGAACGGCGACACCAACGCGTTGTGGGAAGACATTATCCACGTCCTGAAGAATCACCAGAAGGGCGAGCGCGGAGAAGTCGGACTCGACGTTGATCCAGACATGGCGGTTCTCAAGAAGAATCGAATCAACGACATCTTCAATCTCTTCGACAAGGCTACCGAGTCTAAGAATCCCGATCGTTCCGTAAGCAAGACGCGTAAGGGCCAAGACTCAATCGACCGCGTGATCATGGGAATGAGGATGGATCGTGTGAACGACTTCCAGATTTCAAACGCCCAGAAGATCCCCGTAGACTACGGCAAGATCAAAGAAAACTACATGCCCAACGTGCCTGTGGACGTTGTTCAGAATAATGTTGCCGAGGAAGGCGGCTTAGGTTACAAAGAATCTCCAACCATCAAATATCGTGAACCAAAATACGAAACCACCAACCCCCCAAGACTGGGATACATCGATCCGCGAACTACAGCGGAAGGTCGAAGAGTCCTCAGCGAGAGTCCGATCCTCGCGCAAGCATACGACGCCCTTGAAAGAGCGTCTGAGGCTGGCGGAGATCAGCGCCCAACTTCAGGGTCTTCGGTAATACCAGCTGAGACAGAAGCTCTTAGGGAGTTTGCAAATAGTTCGGGGGCCATGGAGTCTCCTGAAGCCGTCCAAAAATTCACTGATGATTGGAACGCAGAAAATAGAAATGCTGGAACTGAACATCAGGTTTTATTCGGCGATAAAGATCGGATAGAAAAGCGTTTCACAGCCACGTATGACGACACGTGGAAAAACTATCTCGATAGGATTTTGTTGCACAATATCCTATTTAAAGATTCGGCGATTAAACTAGAGGGCTTTCAGGAAGTTCCTGAGAAAACACAGGATCGTAGTGGGAACGAGTGGAGCCCGGGGCTTTACGCCAAGATTTCTCAGCCCTACGCCGAAGGTCAACAGGTAGATCTCATAAAGGATCTCAAGCCGTACATGGAATCGTTGGGCTTCGTTTCTAATGGGCCGATGAATTATTACCACCCTGAATATGGCGTCCACGTATCGGATTTGCACCCGGGCAATGCATACGTAGAAATAGATGCACAAGGAAACAAGCACGTAACCGTCTTTGATCCCGGCTTGCACATGACGGGCGAGAAAGAAGGTGACGCCAAGGAACGCGCCCGTGTTGAAGCCAAGTTGGCTGCTCAAAGACCCGTGGAGGACGTGGGTTTCAGCTGGCCGAAAGAGATTGATGACGCAATCGTTCGCGTGAGGTCGGTACTCGATAATCCAGACAACATGCCGACTCAGGTGAAGCCTGAAGCGCCGCTGCCCGTAAGCCTGTACGAGGCTGGTACTAGCTTGGAATCATTCGGGATCAATTCGCTCAAAGAAATTGCCGAGCACTATGGTTTCCCCATCCCAGAGAAAGCAAAGCGCGGAGAGATCATCGACCTAGTTGAAAACAGGTCGTCTGACGTACAATTCAGGCCCGCAAACATCACTCGTGAAGTCGGAGCTAACGAAGACTTCATCACGATACCCGAAGAGGAAGCCGCTAGGTCTGCGCTGAACAGCAGCAAGCAGCCGAAGTTTGGGGCAGCTAGAGATCTCGAAGCTGGGTATCCCGTGGCGCTGCGAATCGACATCCCTGCGTTCAAGTCAACTGGAAACTACGTTGTGACGGTTCACGAGAAGGGAACCCCCAGCAAGGTTGGCGAGGTCATCGGGTACGACACCATTGCACGTATCGACAATCCCCAGTTCATGTCTAACGAGACTGGAGCGGAGAAGATTAAAAAAGGAGAGAGCAACAAGTTCCCGATTGCCACGGTGGCGGGAGAGTTCAACCCATCACGCGAGATGCCTGCAGATATCAACGACTGGACACCAGTCGGATTCGATCCTAGCGAGCACTCGTACTTCTACGACAAGGCGACCGACGAGCTTGTGCTTGGCGGAGACGAGGCCGTGAGTGTTGGCAACACCGTCTTCGTTAAGAATCCAGTCTACGGCGATAAAGCCACAGCTAGGTTCATGCCAGCCGCTGGCGAGTCAAAGCCTGTCCCAACGCAGGAAGAGCTTGATGCGATGAAAGAAGGGTTGCCTCCATATCAAGCAAAAATTGGAGAGCTTTCCGAGGGGAGGTTTGGATTGAACCTGTATACTGACAATGGTTTGTATGTCGGAAACATAGAGGGTCAAATTAGAGAGTCTGATCCAAGTAAAGTGTATATCTATGATGCCGAAGTCATGCCTCAATATAAAAAACTAGGCTACGGACAAGCCTTGTATCGTGAGCTTGCAAAATATGCACAAGACAATGGTGTGAAAACTATCTGGGGAAACCCCGTAAGCAAAGAAGCGGTAGCTGTTCGCAGGAAATTATTTGATACCTATACTGGGAAAGAAAACACGCTTGGCGGCTATAGTTATGCAGGAAGTAGGATTCCAAGCGACATCTCCTTCATGCCAGCAAGCAAGGGCGACTCGCCAGCCTCCAGCCTCTCCAAGGACGAGCGCGACACCGCAGTAAAGTTCCTCGAACGCGGAACACTAACCGCAGCCAACGTCTTCGACGCGCTCGCGAAGCTCGCCAACGGCGACATGCAGTCCATTACCGAGAAGCTATCTACGGGACGCCTCTTCGAGCTCGCGCACCGCGCAACGGGCACTCCCATCCTGAACCGCGTCGATGCGATCTCCGCCATCCGCAACGAGATCAATAGCCGCAAGGACGCAATGCCTCAGAGCAGCATTGCATCACCCATGGCCGACGACATCATCCGCACGCCAGTAAATCGTATGGCCGCGCAGGGCGCTCAATTCAAGCCCGCAACTAAAATTGAAGGGGCGGAAGAGATCGAAATAGCTCCCGGGTTCCAGAAAGCGCTAACTAAAGGCGGGAAGTGGGCTGTTTATGCTTCCAATAATATATTAGCTACTGGAAAGCAATTCGATAGTCCTGAAGCTGCAGATGAAGCGGCTAAAATAATAGCTAACGCCAATGAACCACTTCAAGGAATCCCTTATTCCTTGCAAGAAGGACGCACTGGAAAGTGGAAGATTATCGACAAGAAGGGAGAAGCCGCAGCGTCCAAAACTTTTTCTAATCCTGCTGAAGCCGCAGAGTATGCCGTAGCATTGCATCGTGAATCATTGCCGCTTTCTGCAGTCAAAAAGTTGATGCCTAAAGCAGATAGAGATGCGGTTACTGAGGCTGAACAACGCATTGCTGACATGCAGGCTAAGAATCCTGAAGCAATGCCTCTGGTGGTGACTAGAGATGCTGATACTGGTCTTCCGAAGATTGATCTTTTAGAAGACGCAGAAGGCAATCCAGTTCTTGATGAAAAAGGCAAGCAGGTTCGTGGAGTGATCTTTAGTCAGGTTCCCTACAAGTTGCGTCAGTCTCCAATGCTTGATGCTAAAGACGACAATGTCGCAGTGCAGCAGGCAGCAGACTTAATGACTCCTGAAGTAGAAATAGCCATGGCGGATCCTTCGGTAGCCAAGGCTATCGGATGGTACAAGAAAATGCGTCAGCAGCTGCAGCAATACTACGGCGCAAATATTGAGCTTTTCGGACAACTTCTCGGAGCTACTAGCGCACGTACTCCCGTTGATGAGAATTTCAAGCAGACTATTGAAGCTGCAAGACAATATTCTAAGGGAGCCTATGACGCTCTGCTTCAAAGATTCCATGAACATATTGTTAAGGCTACCGAAGATCTTGCTTCAGGTGCTTTACAAGCGAGTTGGGAGAAAAAGAATCCTACTAAAACTTGGAACCAAGAAAAAGATGGAGCGGACGCTCTCCGCATGGAGATCAATAAATTCAGTGAAGTTCCAGTCAGGTCTAACGGCAAAAAGTTCAATGCTAATTCCCAGAAAGTTCTGCACGCATTGTATGGGAATTGGTTGACTCAAACCGTAGGGCCGAAAACCCCCAATTTTGCTGGCAACCTCACGGGGCGCACTCTCAGAGCTACAATCGACGTTTGGGCCGCACGCAATCTTCGTCGTTTGCTTTACGACGATGGTTCTAGTCAGTGGCGTTTGCTCCCTGAACAAGAGAAAGGAGTAGACTCTGCTTACAATGCCAAAGGCGAGCTGACGGGAGATTTCCCGTTTGCCCAGAATGTGTACGACGAAGTTGCCAGTCGCGTTAATATGAACGCTGATGATTTGCAGGCTTTGATGTGGTTCTATGAAAAGGGAATCTGGGATCAAAACGGATGGACTGGGGCACTTGGCGCTAAAAAGAGTTCCTTTGAAGAGGAGGCTGAAAAGCTGTCTCTTGATCGCTACCAAGCTGGAGTTACGGCTTACACGAACGAAGGCCAATATCCAAACCTAGAAGAATTCACTGCTGGGGTGCAGGAAAAAACCCGCAAGGAATTGCGTGATTCAATCGGCCAGCTTCCCGGTGTGGAAATCTCCAGAGTTACCCACACGGATGGACTCTATGGTGGGTCTGTAGAGCCTTCCTTGGACGTTGAATTTAGCGTTTCTCGGGATAAGAACGGAAAACCCCAGTCGATTGCTTCCGTAATTGACAGGCTCAAGGCTATTGGAAAGGAACAAAATCAATACGATACGTTCATATCTCAGCTAGTAGACAAAGAGCATCCGAATGCACGTCCGATGGTCGAGATAGGCTTTAAAAACGCCGCGAAACCAGAAGAAGTAGAGGCTGTTGTCAAAGCCTTCCGTGACGCTGGGATCGACGGCTTTACCCTAGCCAAGGACAGCAAAGGAAACGTGATCGGAATCCGCGCACAATACATCCCAGAGATATCTTCCCGTTGGGATGAAGAAGGCCGAACAGATCTCTTAGATCCAGAAAAACACGGCGAATCATCGCAGAATTGGGCGGATAAAGCTCGTCAAGCCATTAATTCCCTTGGCGATCAAGAGAATGTGAGCTATAAGAATGAAGGATATGTCTCAACCCACGTTTATGGAAAAGAAGAATACGACGCAGAAACCAGCCCACAAGACCTTCTCGGAAGCGATGTCCGAGATCAATTGGGGAGAAGGAAACGAATCCTTGAAGCCCTTGCCGGGGAGGGACAGATACCTAGCGGGATCGGCTCGGACTGAGTCCGAACCTAGTCCCGAAGACATAGCTCTTCTGAAACAACTATACGCAAACCGATCAACCATTCTATAACCATGCCACTCAAATACTGCGCCTCCCAAAATTGCTTTGAACGCAACATCGCCTCAGAAGTTCGTTCTGGCAAACCTGTAAAACAAGCTGTTGCCATCGCGTATAGCGTCAAACGTAAGGCCCAAGCAAAAGCTAGGAAAAAATAGTCGCGTTCAAATGCGAATCGAAATCAAGGCAGTTGATCCGATCGCACTGCGCGAAAAATCGGCGTGGCTAAAGGACGGCTCGCTGCAGGTTCTTGTTCCAGATTACGGAAGGAATCACGATGGCGCGTTTCTAGTTGGATTGTATGAATTGGTAAAAGCGTGGCAGTGCCACAAGGCACACATCCCCGAGGGGGCAGTTAAGCTCAAACAAGAAATCGTTGCAGCCGAGGTCGAGAGGCACGTTGCAGACGCACTCGAAATTGATTGGGAGCAGCACGAAAAGTGGGTCGAGAATTCGTATGACGAAGTCGCTCGTAGTAGTGCAATAGAAGCTCCAAGAATTTTACTTCAAGGCCCTCGTGCTTGGGCCGAGCTGCACATCTTTGCATTACGTCATGAAGCAATGCGTCAGGGCGTCAGTGAAGCAAGTTGGTTTGAGAATTGGGTATCGGATCTCCCCTTCGATGGCTGTCCCTGCAAGGGACACCTGCACGAATTTCTCGCGCACAATCCGCCAGACTGGGACAAGTTTTTTGCGTGGTCGGTGAACCTGCACAACGCGGTGAATGCTCGTATTGGAAAACTCACGATCGGCGTCGAGCAGGCGCGTGAGCTTTGGTCTTCGAGGTTGTTCTAGCTCCTAGAGCTAGTGTTTATGCGGGTCAAAATAATTAAAACTTTTTGTTGCGTACCGAAGCGGAATAGGCAATACTCACTCCAGTCAGTAACAACACAACCAACCAAAGGAACCTAATCCAGTGAACACACAACTACCAGTCCTCAACCAGCTCGTCATCAAGGCGCTCGAAGTCATCGGGCACCCAGCATCGATCGCCGAGATCTGCAACGAGATCGAGCGTCAGGGAAATTACTTCTCCCGCAAGCACCCCCGTCAGGAGCTGTATGTCCGCATCGGAAAGTTCCACGGCATCCGCAAGATCAGCACGGCCACCTACGCTCTCGACGAGCCCGCAGAGGTTTACGTCGAGTACGTCGGCCAGCGTGAGGGCGAGGAGCCATTCGAGCTCAACGGCCAGCGGTGGCAGTACGTCAACGTCCTCAACGGGCAGGGCAAGCGCGACATCGGAGTCTACAGCTTCGGAGAAGACCGCTGCTACGACTACAGCATCTGGCGCAGCCGCGAGCTCGCCATCAACTAATCAACCTCAACCAACCAAGGAGACCAAACCAGTGAACCACATCATCAGCACACCAGCAGTCACACGAGTCTACAGCGACGCAGGACGCGGCGCAGCCGACAAGGCGCACAGCGACACGAACTCCTGCACCGTCAACGCTCTCGCCAATACCACGGGCTGGGAGTGGAACCTCTGCCACGACATCGCGGCAGAGTCGGGACGCAAGCGCGGCAAGGGCCACGACCCCATCAAGCTGCTAAAGCACGCGGGGCACTACGGCGTCAAGAGTCGTCGTCTTACAAGGATCAAGCGAAGCAACTCGTGGACGGTTCAAAAGTTCATCAAGAAAAACCCCACGGGGAAATTCTACGTCTGCTCATCGCGTCACGCGTTTGCAATCGTTGACGGCGTCGTCAAGGACTGGCTGCACAACGGCGACCTCGTGCGAATCGTTCAGGCGTGGCGCATCCTCGACTCGGTCTACAACAACCGCAAGGTGGTCGTGCCAGTGCACAAGCCGAAGCCACGGCCTGCAGCACGTGGAAAGCGCGTCGAGTACAGCGTGCGTCCTAGGGACAAGTACGGCGACGCACATGACGTGTGGTACTGCGACTCCAGAGCGCAGGCGCTGAAGCTCGCAAGAGAATTCAAACTGGACGAGGAAACACCGAGCATCGATGTCGAGCGCTGCACGATTGATCGCTACGACTGGACGACGGTCTTCAAGAAGACGCTGAAAGATGGCGTCGTACATGTTGACTGCGGAGCCGCATAATTACAGGCTCAAAAATAATTAAAATTTTTCTATACAACCGAAGCGGAATAGGCAATGATCACTCCAGTCAGTAACAACCAACCACCAACCAAAGGAACCAATAAAGTGAACGACATCAGCATCCCAGCAGCCTTCTACGACATCGCACTCGACCGCAACGTCGCGGTGCCCGTCGAGCAAGAGATCCGCTCCAAGGGGCGCGGCAAGCAGTACGTCATCGATCGCAACGACGAGGCGTTGCCCTACCTCATCCAGCACGCGGACGAAAGCCTTACCAAGGAGCCGAAGATCGCAGCCGCCGCACGTGGCCTCCTGCTCTCTCTCAGGAAGCAGGGAGTTCCATTCAAGCTCGTCATCAACGAGGACGCGCTGCGAGTCAGCTCCGCCAAGCCAGTCACCCGCCGCACCGCAGCCAAGGCCACGGGACGCGACTACAACCGCGAGCTGATCGTAACGATCACTCCACGCGGTGACCTGATCCTTCGCCCAGTGGGACGCCGTCAGTCCGAGCAGGTCGCTCTCTCCGACGTCTATGCTTGGGTGCAGCGCAGCCGCTGCCTCAAGATCGCCCGTGAAAAGGCCGCGCTCAAAGCCTCCAAGCGCAAGAGCCGCCGATAAAAATAATCCTTTACAACCCAAGCCGATTAGATAGTATCGCTCTCGTCAGTAAACACCAAACCAACAAACACACACACTACCATGCACAGCCTACAAACCATCATCTACGCCAACGCCAACGCCGAGCGCAAAGCCCGCGCAAAGGCACTCACCCACCGCGCCGAACAGGCACAGCGCAAGATCGCTGAACGCATCGCCATCTCACGCGGAATCCCCGTAAGCCATCGCTAGTCAACCCGTCAGTCAACCTAACCAACAACCCACCAACAACGTGAACAACACCAACACACTCCGCCCTCAGTTCGACACCGCCACCCGCTACGTCGACACCACCACCGAGAAGTTCGCCCCGATCCGCACTGCGGACGCGGTAGACGCGCTCCTCGACAACGGCTGGCAGATCCAGACCGCGAGCGTCGCCAAGACGCGCACGCTGGCTCGTCAACCATTCGCACGCCACGCGGCCACGCTCTCGTTCCCAGACGACCAGTCCTCCGCTGAGTTCCGCCCGCAGATCCTGATCGTCAACAGCAACGACGGCGGATCAGCGTTCAAACTCTTCGCGGGCATCTACCGCTTCATCTGCGCCAACGGCATCGTTGTCGGCTCGACCTTCGAGGGCATCTCGATTCGCCACATCGGCGACGTCGATACCATCAAGGCTCGCATCGTCGAGGGCGCTGACCGCATCCGCCGTGGGGCTCCCGTACTCGGAACCTTGGCCGAGCAGTTCCGCAATACCGAGCTGAACCCATCGCAGATCCTGCAGTTCAATTCGGTCGCCGCTGGCCTCCGCTTCCCCAAGCTCGGAGACCGCGACAAGCTCGCCAACCTCGCGCTGAAGTTCGACGTGGTTCGTCGCCGCGAAGACCAGAACAACGACCTCTGGACGACCTTCAACCGCGTTCAGGAGACCGCCATTCGTGGCGGCATCCAGAACGGACGCAGGCGCGTCAGGGGGCTCTCGAGCATCGGTCGCAACGTCTCGCTTAACCGCTCCCTCTGGGATCTCGCGGTGGACACTCAGGAGGGTCGCCTAGCCGAGCGCTACGACGCCTTCCAGAGCAGCATTCAGGACGCCGTACTAATCTAAGGTTTAATTTGGGGGCTCCCTTCGGGGAGCCTCCAAAACCATCATCACTTCAATGAGCGAAGAATTTATCAAGGCGCTAACCGACGCGATCGACGAGCTTACTGGCAGCACCGCCATCGAGTTCCCAGAATCAGCGGATCAGGGCGACCCAGCGACAAGGCGTAAGATTGCAAAACTAATTTGCAGCAATCCTGAGCACTACAAGGTGTGCTGCGGCTGCGAAGCAATTGTCCGAGAGACAGCTCCAGTCTGCCCCCAGTGCGACGCGTACCGCTTCGAGACCGACGCCACCCTCATCAGGGAGCAGGCAAACATCTTGGCAGATCGTACACCCACAACTTGGCTAAATTAATGAACTGGATCATCAGAAAACCAATTTGGGGATCTTTAGAAGACCCAGTACTCGACCCCCTAGAAATTGATTTCGGACTTGGGTTTCACAATGGACGACCAATTTTAACAACTGGAAAAGACTCCGAGTCGATCGACCACCTCGTCGAAATCCGCAGATGCCTACGTGAATATGAGCAATCGAATTGACGAAATTTTAAAGGAGCTCGGCCTCCCAGTAAACAAGATGTACCGACCCCCCGAGCCTGAGCGCGAGAAACGCGAGCGTGGCCCATGCGGCAAAGTAATGTTTTCATCGGAGACAGCGGCCAAGAAGGGAGCCCGCTCGCTGCTGCGTAGTGGCAGGACAAATACTTCTTTCCTGCGGACATACTTCTGCGATACATGCAAGGCTTGGCACATGTCTTCGAGCTACTTCGGCGAGTTTGCCAAACCTACAAAATAAAATATGATTACACCATCGCAGCAGGCCAAGATCGACGAGATCATGGACGAGTTTAACTTTTACCGCGTCCACCTAGTCATGGAGCACCTCGACTGGAAATGGGCTAGTACGAATGGCGTGCCTTCCATCGGTGACATCCGCAGGGCCGCTAGGGGGCTCTTAAACGCGCTAGCACTGCGGCCCGCTACGTCTGGCCCATGGGAGCATAATACGATTACTGGCGGGCTCTCAGCGCATCGCTGGGGCGATACCGACGAGTACGGCCCATGGGAAAACTTTTCCTTGGAGTTCGTGCTGGAAAGCTGGAGGACTGAGGAGCCAGAAAGAAAAAATGAAAATTTCAATAAACTCTATTGACTCCCGAAAGCGATTAGCTTTAAGGTCGCAACTTGTGAAAAAGCTACTTACTATTCTCGACAAGGAATTGCCCTTCATGGCCCTGACCTCGCTAGCTTTGGTCGGAGTCGTACAACTACTTAAATACGGATGCGCCGTCCTAGAAGCTCACGTATGATTTACGGAATTGACCCCGGCAAAGGCGGAGCAATCGTGATGCTGAATCACGATGGCACGATCAAGGCCGTTGACGAAATGCCGCAGGAGGACGCCGATCTAGGCGCGTACCTGAGCATGATCGTGGACGACTCGAAGCTCGCCGACGTATGGATCGAGCGCGTGCCCAAGTACGCTGGCAAGAATCAGTCAGGATCGTCTGTAGCTACCTTGTTCGCCAACTACCGCTACATCGTTGGGTATCTCGAGGGGCGCGGAGTAGTGGTCAATCAGGTCATCCCACAAGTCTGGATGAAGCCTTACCGACTAATGACACCGACGTGGCAGGTTCTCACGTACCCCCAGAGGAAGAAGACTTTGCACGAGCTCGCTCTTGCTGAGTTTTTTACCGACAAGAAAACCTTGCCACGTTGGGCTGCGGACGCAGCTCTGATCGCTTTGCACGGGCATACCGCCTGTGCTCTAACCACAAAATAAAAACACCATGGCAAAAACAAGCGCTACCCTAAAAGTTGGATCTCCTGAGATCCGCGTCCCTCTTGACGCGAAGAAACCCAAGTCCTCGATGATGAAGGTCACGGGAACAAAGAAAAAACCAGTCTTCACGAACGAGGCGTCCATGCCGAAGAACAAGAAGATGAAACTCCCCAAGCGGGCAAAATACTAATGGCTTCCAATACTAACTGGTACGATGCATTCATGCTCTTCTCCCTATTAGCATTTTGCACGTACATCATTTGGACAACTAATCGCCACTAATTTATGTCAGACACAACCACACCAGAAAACGTGGTGCCCTTCGATGCGGCACCAGAAACCCCGAACGCAGCCCCTTTGTCTTCGGACGCCGAGCAGAACCAACAGGCTGCATCGGCTGCTTCAGAGACCCCTGTTGCAGGACAAGCCGACCTGCCAGCTCCGAACGAGGCCAACACGATCGACTTGAACACGATCACCCATGAGGACGTCATCCAGCGCCTCATCGACGTGAACAAGCGCCTCACCTACGAGCTGCTGGTTAGCCTCAAGCTGCACGAGCACATCAATGTTCGTGATAATCCCGAGCTCGCTGCTCAGGCCGAAGCCAATGCCGCTGGCACGAACGAAAGCTAGCTTCTTGCCAGTATTTGAGACTCTCTCCCGCCGCAAGCGGGAGGGGGTTCCTCAAACTGCCAGCAAGATTTTAAAGGTTCCAGAGACCAACAAAACCAAACCAAAATTAAAGGCAACAAAACCATGAATGGATTAGAGTTCAACCCCGATACAGAGATTCAGCGCTTGAAGGAAAAAGTGCTCTCACTTGAGCGCCAGCTTAAAAGACCAAAGCTCGTCGGACTTATCGGCGCTGCAGGAGCTGGCAAATCGACCGTCGCAAACATCCTCGAATACAACTACGAATTCTCTAAGATTCGATTCGCAAACGGAATCAAGAGCATGCTTCGGGCCTTGCTCTACGAGGCTGGAGTTGATCATGGGCGGATCCACGAGATGATCGATGGATCGCTGAAGGAAACCGCGTGCGACGAGCTCGCAGGCAAGAGCCCAAGGTACTGCCTGCAAACACTAGGCACAGAATGGGGCCGTGACTTCCTATCCCAGAACTTCTGGGTAGACCTCACCATGCACACTGTGGACAACGTGCTAGCAATCTCAAAGTCGGTCGTTATCGACGACGTGAGGTTTCCAAACGAGGTGCAGGCCGTGAAAGATTCTGGAGGTAGAATCTTCCGAGTCATGCGCGATCAGGACGCAATACCAGAAGCTGGGCACAAGAGCGAAGGACAAATACTTGAATTCGACGCGTGTATCCTCAATACTGGGAGCGTATCGGATCTAGAAGATCAGATCGCAAAATTAATCTAATGAGCTTAGAGGCACAATGTCGGGCATTCACAACTCCTAGGTGGCTAGCATGCATCTATGAGCGCCTTTCTGCGCCCTTTGCTGTAGTGGTCGAGGGATCTCTCCCAGTATCGGGAGAAGTCTCTGTCCTGAACTTTCCAAACTACAAGCTCCCGCCATACACTAGAAGGACATTTACAACTACTGACGGCAACATCACTCAGATAACCTACTTCGATGGATCTACTCAGGTGGCTACCCGCGCACTAGTTTATAGCGCTGGTGCCATCGTCTCCGATACTCTCTCACTCCCCTAATATCATGTCTGAACAAATCTCACTCGCATTCTCCGCACAGCCTACTGGCTACACTTCTACATCAATTAGCATCATCCCAACCAAGGAAGATGGATCGCTGAATACGGATGCCATTGTGTCTGTGAACATTGCATCTCCAGTTGCAGGATCACCAGAAGCAAACTTGGTTGAATCCATTCGTAATTCGCTGTCAGATTACAGGACAGCAAAAAGTATCTAATCATGGCTACAAGATGGGCAGTCGCATCTGGTAACTGGTCGTCCAATGCAACTTGGAATGGAACCTCTTCCATACCTAGCAACGGAGATACTGTTTTTGCCAACGGCTTTAACGTAACGATCAACCAAAACGTAAGCATTGGTGGTGCAAACAATTTTTCAGTCAATGCTGGAAGTTTTTTAATTGGATCTCGTTATGTAATTACTTCGGTTGGATCTACACTATGGACTAACATAGGTGCTTCATCTAATACTGTTGGCGTAATATTCGTTGCAACTGGAGTTGGATCTGGAACAGGGGTTGCGTCAACAGTTGCAAGCATCAACACGACTGCCGTTGCCTCAATTCCAATTGCCGCTGGCGGTTCTTTTACCATTGCTGATACATTCACTTTAACCGCTGATATTTTTGCAGGGACTACGACTTGTTTGTTGTTTTCAGCAAACTCTCCTGCAACTGCCGCCGTTGTTGGAAATATAACTGGTGGGTCAGCTTCAAGTGGGTTGAGTATAACTGGCACAGGGACGATGAATGTTACTGGCAATGCATTCGGTCTTAATGCAGGAGCCTCTGGCCCTGCCGTTAATAATGCCTCAACAGGCATTTTGAACTTTACTGGAAACGCAAGTGGCGGATCTTCTACTAACACATACGGAATTGCAAACTCCTCAACAGGGTCAGTAGTTATGGTTGGAAATGGACTTCCAAGTGGTATAACAAACTCAAGTGCCGCTGTTGCAAACCTTGCGGCTGGATCATTTACACTAACTGGAAACGCAACGGCTGGGTTAAGTGCCAATGGTGCGGCTAATTTGGGAACAGGTACATTTACTCTAATTGGAAATGTAACTGCTTCTACAAGTGTAGTTGGTTTCAATTCAACCAATCCTAATGCCACAAATAGGATTTCTGGATCAACATTTGATTCTGCAAATGGTTTTGCGGCAATTTTTGCCGCTAAAATATTCCTCAATACCGCAGTAACAAATGGTGAAATTAGAAGATCCCTAAATGGAACTTCTACATTCCAATCGTTCTACACAGCAGATTACTCAGGATTCGGACAACCAGCCACTTCCAACGTGCGGTCTGGAGTAACTTATGCCGCTGGAGCTTTGACAGGAACCGCCGCAATACCAGCCGCTGGAAGTGTTGCCCTTGGTGTGCCTGTAGACGCAACCACAGGAACCGCTGTTCTGACAGCCGCAAACGTCCAGACTGCGCTCACTTCGCAGGGACTCACCACGACTCGTGCTGATAAACTAGATAACCTAGATAACCTAGATGCTTCAGTATCGTCTAGATCAACTCTCACCGCTGCGCAGGTACAAGCTGCAGTGATTCCGATTCTATGAGCCAACCTATCAAATCAAATCAGTTCTCACATGGAGCAGGCAAGGGCGACGACGAGCGCCCCGTAAACCGCATCCGATATCGCCAAAATTACGACGCTATCAAAAAACTGGGACTCAAAGGTACGCCAGCTAAAACTAAAGGCGCTAAGACAACTTACAAGTACTAGTGATAACTCTACGAGAGTATCAGAAGACGGCGGTCGATCAGCTCTGCGCTAGTCTTGTAAAGCATCACTGCGCGGTCGATCTGTCCGATACGGGTCTTGGAAAGACGATGCACTCGCTGGGAACCATTCAGCGTTTCGAGCACGTGCCATTCATCGTGATCTGCAGGGCCGTATCCCGCCACAAGTGGGAAAAGGCCGTAAAAGATTTCGGCCTGCAGGATCGCTGCATCGCAGTGGACAGCTACCAGAAATTTACCTCTGGCCGTCACTACAAGGATCACGTCACAAAGATCAAGACGCGTGGCGTGAAGTACGTGTGGGCCGAGCGGAAGGATCCAATGATCGTGATCTTTGACGAGTGTCAGGACGCGGGCGGGCTCACAAGCCTGAACAGCCAGCTCCTGATTGGCTGCGGAGAGTGCAGCGGCACGTTCCCGCTGTGCCTGAGCGCTACGGTGGCTGACAGCCCCCTGAAGCTCAAGGCGCTGGGATTCCTTACAGGCATGCACGACTTGCGGAACTACTACCAGTGGTGCCTTCAGAACGGCTGCGGAAAGAGCCCCTTCGGGTTCAACAATCTTTACTTCCGCAACTCCGATCGCAAGGCGGTAGTCGGAAGGCTGCACCAGCACCTCAAACAGTACGGCGTACGCGTCAAGCGCGAGGAGGTACTCGAGTACATGCCCGAAGAGACCATCGAGGTGGAGCTCTGGGACGTGGGCAGCAGGCCCAAGTCTGGAGTCGTGGCCGATGCGCTCGAGATGCTGGAGCGCACGCGTGACGAGGATCTAGTGCGGCACGAGGAGGCGGTGCCCGGGGCCGTAGAGACCATGCGTAATCGCCAAGAGGCGGAGCTGCTAAAACTCCCAGCGCTGGCACGTGAGATCATTGCAGCCGTCGAGGACGGGCTCTACGTTCCCGTATTCCTGAACTTCGTAAACTCGATCGACACGCTCGTCTCCCTACTCGCTGGCGAGGGCGTCACCGCAGGCGTCTTCGATGGTCGCGATACAAAGAACCGCAACCAGACGCTTCAGGATTTCATGGACGCAAAGCTGCAGTGCATCATCCTCCAGTCTCAGGCTGGATCAGCTGCGATCGACTTGCACGACGTAGTTGGAGGACGTCCACGATGCACGTTCATCTGCCCCACGTACCACGCGGAGACGATGCTACAAATGCTCGGACGTGCCACGCGTTTCGGTGCCAAGTCTCCAGTGCTTCAGCGCATCTGCTTCGCGGAGGGAACGATCGAGGAGCGCGTGTACCGCGTAGCGGAGACGAAGTGCGAAAACATCCGCGCAATGAATGATGGCGAGTGGGCAAACGCTTTCGGTGTTTGACATTAGTGACGATACAAATTACTTATTCCTCATGGCTGTTACTAAAAGAACCACCACCCCGCAATCTGTAGGTCTATCTACAGCAGGAAAACCTATAGGTCAGTCCACAGCGGGAAAACCTATGGGTCAGTCTACGGCTGGAGTTCCAATTGGTACATCCACGGCTAGAGTTCTTACCCCAACTACCTTGCGGGTTCCAGTTACTACTACCTTGCGAGTTCCTACTCCGACATCTCCTAGGGTTTCAAATACAGGCCCAAGAGTTCCTACTCCAACAACTCCTAGAGTTTCAAATACGGGGCCGAGAGTTCCTACTCCGACATCTCCTAGGGTTTCAAATACAGGCCCAAGAGTTCCTACTCCGACATCTCCTAGAGTTTCAAATACGGGGCCGAGAGTTCCTACTCCGACATCTCCTAGGGTTTCAAATACAGGCCCAAGAGTTCCTACTCCGACATCTCCTAGAGTTTCAAATACGGGGCCGAGAGTTCCTACTCCAACAACTCCTAGAGTTTCAAATACGGGGCCGAGAGTTCCTACTCCAACAACTCCTAGAGTTTCAAATACGGGGCCGAGAGTTCCTACTCCAACAACTCCTAGAGTTCCCACCCCGAGCGTTACTCAAAGAGCCCCAGTGAAGCCTGTGCAAACGGTCAAACCGGGCGGTGTGCGGTAAAAATTAATTTGCCCCCTCATCAAGGGGGGTATTTTTTTATTTTTGACACCCCAATCCTTTTCGGTTCATTCTCGTAACTTATGGACAATCTCAATTTCCCAAAAATGAAAAACAAAAAAGAAATCCCCGAATGTGTGCGCGAGTACCTGAGTGCGCTTGGTAAGAAGGGCGGAAGCGTTAGCAGCGAAGCGAAGCGCCAGTCCTGCATTATCAATGGTCTCAAGGGCGTCGAGGCACGCAGAAAGAAAAAAGAAAAGTTGGAAGAATAAGCATTGACCCAATCTGGTTCGCTTAGTAATCTCCTGACTTATGCCAACAAAACCCACACATCAACCCAAACCGATCGTTACCCATGCCGACTCCGAAACGCGCCCTCATCATCCCTACGGCCCAAGTTCGCTCAAGAACTACGAGGCATGTCCCAGCTACAAAAGCAAAGGAGGATCAAACCCCATCGCCGAAGCTGGCACAAGGATCCACAACGCGATCGAAAAAGGAAACCCCAGCCTCCTCATCGACGGGGAGGAGCAGTCTCTCGCCGAAACATGCTTGGACTTTCTTGATGACGTCCGACGAGCTCGTGCAGTCTCTGCAAATCTTATCGCTAGCCATCAGGAAGTATTTTTTGAAATTGATCTTGGCGAGCACTCAACTTACGGGACGTGTGACCTCTTGGATATTTACGATGACGGTGATGCTACGCTTTTCGACTGGAAGACGGGCTACGGATCTGTGGACGATGCTGAGACTAACAGCCAAGGTATCGCCTATTGTCTGGGAGCTTTTGCCGCTTTTACAGACATCAAAAGAATTCAGCTCTATTTCGTCCTCCCTAGGCGACATGAGGTTTCCATGGCTGAATTCACGCGAGACGACATTCCTGCGCTCAGTCTTAGAATCTCAACAATCATTGCTCGAGCAAAAGAGCTCGCTGGAAAAGAGTTTAATCCAACGGAAGGCGTCTGCAACTACTGCTCGTTCCAAGGCTCCTGCAAAGCGCTCGCGGGCCGTGCGCTCGTAGTCGCTCAGAAGGCTGGCTTCGATGTTCCATCCAACATCAGCGGCACTGGGTCTCCAGAGGAGAAGGCACAGCTCTTGAAGCTAGCCAACATCCTAGCCGACTGGTGCGACGCGACGAAGAAGGAGATGCTGCGTCAGGCGCTGGAGGAGGGAGTGGAGATACCGGGCTACCGCCTCGATCACCGCAAGACCCCGCGCATCGTGGACTCTCCCCTACTCGGCTTCGCAGCAGTAAGTGACATGATGACTTTCGACGAATTTCTTGGAGCTTGCACCCGCGTAAGCGTGGTCGAGCTTGAGAAGATAGTCGCGGACAAAGCAGACCGAGGTCAGAAGGGCAATGCCCGTCAGACCTTGGAGTGCCGACTACGTGACAAGGGAGCGCTGAAGGATGAAGGAATTATCCACGTCCTGAAGGCGATCCGAAACTAAACAACAAACCCAAAATAACAACCATACCATGGCTACACTAACACTAACGCCGAAAGGCACCACCAAGCCCGCCACCGCCCCCGTCGAGATCGTCGAGGAATCCAGCGAGCTCGTAACCGCGCAGTCCGCTCTCGTGGCTCCAGTCAAGGTCTCGGCCTCGGGAATCGAGGGAGAGATCACCACGGCGGACGTCAACACTCCACGCATCAACCTCGTCCAGAAGTCTGGTCAGCTGGTCGATAACTTCAGCCCGGGCACCTTCCTCCTCGTCAAGGAGGTCGTTCTCGCCAAGCCGAACGAGTCGTTCAAGTTCACTCCGCTTCGCCTGAAGAAGTACTACCAGCTCAAGGTTGAGTTCGGTACGTCTCAGGACATGCCTCCCAAGTTCAACACCATGCAGGAAGTCATCGACTTCGGCGGGTCGTTGCAATACGGCGACGAGAAGTACTGCGTCGAGATGGCGGACATCCTCATGGCCGTCGAGGCTCCTGAAGGTGCCGACGATCAGCTCTTCCCGTACAGCGACGGGACGAACAACTACGCGCTCGCCCTCTACACCGTGGGCAGCAGCTCGTACACGTCGCTCGCAAAGCGCCTGATCACCGACTCGGTTGGTCTCCTCCGCAGCGGCCTTTACACGGGCTGCTACGAGATTCACAGCGAGCTCCGCAAGAACGCAGTCAACAGTTGGTACGTGCCAGTCGCCAAGTTCATTGGCAAGCATCAGGATCCCGAGTTCTTCAAGAACATCGCGGGTCTCTAAGTTAATCGCGGCCCGTCGTCTTCTCGGCGGCGGGTCGCCCTACTTTTTAAGAATTACTTTATGACTGATTGGAAAGAAGAATGGAAGGGCATGCCAGAGTTTGTGCAAGAGGATCTATCCTCGTTTCGCAAGGTGGTCGTGCACTTCAGGAATCAGGAGGACGTCGATCTGTTTGCCGAGTTGATCGGCCAGAAGCTAACGCCGAAGCAACCCAGCTGCTGGTATCCTCACCTACCCATCATGCGCGTGCGCGGAAAATTCTACGTGGATGAACCCTAGTCATCCCGTCTACATCATATCCAAGGGACGCTGGGACAAGGGGCTTACAAGCAGGGCGCTTGATCGCCTAAAGGTTCCGCACTTCGTTGTAGTGGAGCCGCAGGAGTTCTTGCTGTACGCGTCTACCATGGACGAGTCGAAGCTCCTCATGCTTCCGCAGAGTTATCTTAAAGATTATGATACGTGCGACGATCTTGGGTTGACGAAGAGCGTGGGCCCGGGCGCTGCACGCAACTTCTGCTGGGATCACTCCATAACGCGTGGCGCTACACGTCACTGGGTAATGGACGACAACATCGCAGCCTTCAACCGCCTGAATCGAAACCTGCAATGCAAGGTCACAAGCGGCACAATCTTTAAATGCGCCGAGGACTTCGTCGAACGCTACGAGAACGTCGCCATAGCTGGCTTTCAGTACGACTTCTTTATCAAGGCCAAGACCATCGTGCCACCCATCATCATGAACACGCGCATCTACTCGTGCCTGCTCATCAAGAACGATATCCCCTACCGCTGGCGCGGACGCTACAACGAGGACACCGACCTATGCCTACGCGCTTTGAAGGACGGGCTCTGCACCATAGAGTTCAACGCGTTCACTCAGGAGAAGGCTACGACCCAGACCATGGGCGGAGGCAACACCGAGGAGTTCTACAAGCACGAGGGCACCATGGCTAAGTCCCAGATGCTAGCAGACCTTCATCCTGACGTAGCCAAAGTCGTTTGGAAGTTTAACCGCTGGCATCATCAGGTAGACTACAAGCCTTTCAAAAACAACAAGCTCATTCGGAAACCAAACCTCGTAATCCCAGAGGGCATCAACAACTACGGGATGAAACTTATCGACACACTATCATGATCGTTGCACTCGACACTGAAACTTATTACGACGACGAGGTCTCCATCAAGACGCTCGGGACTTGGCACTACCTTCGTCACCCAAAGGCCGATCTGTACCTGCTCTCGGTAGCTGCTGACAACGGGCTCAGATGGGCGGGTCACCCCAAGGATTTTGACTGGTCGCAGATCGTTGGCCCCGACGTCACTTGGCTCTCTCACAACGTCTCGTTCGACTCCATGGTCATCGAGCGGCTGCAGGAGCTGGGACACGCTCCAGAGAGCATCGAGATCGCGGAGTGGGTATGCACAGCCGACATGGCCGCGTACCTAGGACACAATCGAAGCCTGAAGGAAAGCGCCAACAGCCTGCTTGGAGTCGAGATGACGAAGACCATCCGCGACAACATGAAGGGCCAGCGCTGGGAGGACATGGACGTGTTCTTTCGTGACGACGTGGTCAAGTACGCTCTCGACGACGCGGTTCATTGCCTCAACCTCTACCTGCAGCACGGAGACAAGTTCGTGGAGCACGAGCGCGAGATAAGCGCCATGACGCGCACCATGTGCTCACGCGGAGTTCCCCTCGACGTGCCCGCTCTCGACAAGGCGATCACCAAGCTGCAGACGGCTATCTGGCAGGCCAAGCTCGACATCCCATGGGCCGATCGTGAGTCGATACTATCGCCGCTGGCCGTGCGTGCTGAGTGCGAGAAGGTAGGCATCTGGGCACCAGCGTCATTCGCCAAGGGCGACGACGAGGCGGAGCGCTGGGAGGACGAGTTCTCCCACCTGCACCCATGGATCAAGGCTGTACGTAACTTCAGGCGCGGCAACAAGCATTTGAGCACACTTGAGACCATGAGAAGCCGCTGCAGGGAAGATGGGACTATGCCCTACGGCTTGAAATTCTTCGGAGCTCACACGGGAAGGGACAGCGGCGACGGCTCTTGGAACGCGCAGAACCTTCCCAAGGGCGAGGTCTTCGACGTCGATGTCCGCAGCATGATCAAGGCTCCCGAAGGCTACACCTTCGCGATCGTTGACCTCAGCCAGATCGAGCCACGCGTGCTTCACTGGCTCGCTGGCGATACCAAGATGCTTGAGCACATCCGCCAGTGCCCCGACTTCTACGAGGCTCAGGCGCGTGCCATGGGGCTCTGGAGCGGAGACGAGCCCCTGCGGACTGACCCCAAGAAGCGCCACCTGATCAAGGGATTGAACCTCGGCTTGGGATACGGCATGGGCGCGAAGAAATTTGCGTCGGTCGCGAACATCCCCACCGATGAGGCGGAGCGCCTAACGCGTCTGTACCGCGTCAAGAACCCCCTCGTAACTAAGCTCTGGAAAGACTTGGAGGAGGTGCTACGTAGCACCGCGACTAGTAAGGACGACAAGAACGCGGAGATCGAGATGCCTTCGGGTCGCAAGATGACATATCGAAACGTGTCAGTGGATCACGGCGGACTCACCGCGCAGATACCGCGCCAAGGCAAGTTCATGCGCTTAGGATTTTGGGGCGGAGTCGTTACGGAAAATCTCGTGCAGGCGACGGCCCGTGACGTGTTCATGGATTGCTGCCTACGCATCGAGGCGCAGGGATTCCCAGTAATCATGCGGATCCATGACGAGGTCGTGTGTCAGGTGCCAGCTGGCGACGAGGGCAAGCGCTGCTTGGACACCATCGTCAAGATCATGTCAACCGCCCCAGAATGGGCCGAGGGACTTCCCCTTTCCGCCGAGGGCTCACTCTCAGACGTCTACAAGAAATAATTATGAAACCAGAACACAAACCCGTATACATGGTCTTCCGCGTTGGCGGAGGATCTCCATCACAAATGCACGCAACGCGTGAGAAGGCTAACGAGGAGGCTGTCAGGCTGTGCCACAAACACCCCAGCAACACGTTCTACGTGCTGGAAGCTGTGTCCGCCTACTCGTCTGTAGTAAAAGTAGAAAACACTCATTTTAAACCCATTCACGAAAGAAATCAGTGGTGCAGCTGCAACGACTGCACTTATTACTACAGCCATAAATTGCAATGAGCTGCGCTAAGAAAAAAGTTCTCTGTTTTCTCATCTCCGAGGATTTAGAGGTTTTCATCGGAGAAAACAACTGCTTGAATCCCCAACCAGCTTGCCCCCGAGAGCAGGGCGAGGGATACGAAAAATGCAAAACAATCTGCCAACAAACCGCACACGCCGAGGTCAACGCAATCGCGAAGGCTGGAGCAAAGGCACGGGGAGCCAAGGCACTCGTGCTTCACAAGCGCGTGTGCTGCGATTGTCAGAAGGCGCTCGATAGCGCTGGAGTAAAGTCAGTAACGCTAGTTTAAACACACACACACACACACACACACACACCGAACCATATGAAGTTATTCTCACTGAAGAACCTCGTCACACACGAGATCCTCGAAACCGACGACCTGTACCTAGCTGGAACCGAGAACCCGCGCAACCTGCTCGACACGCCCCTCAAGACCAAAGAGGAGTACTCGAACTGGTGCGCCGACGCAACGACCAGCGGCGTCTTCCTATCAGCTGCTGAGGGCGTCAATCCTCACGATAGAGTGAAGGATGGCAACCCCGCTAAAAGGTTGCACGGCATCATCGGCGATTACGACGCGGAGACCGCCATGGACAACATCGACAAGCTCTCGAAGAGCACCGCGTACATGCCCGCGTACATCATCAGCACCTTTACGCCGGGCAAGGTTCGCCTCATCTGGGCCTTCGAGGCTCCAGTCAACGTGCTCAACGAGGCCATTACCGAGAAGTTCCTGCAGGAGCTCAACAAGGCGGTTCGGATCTCGTCGGCGCTCCCGGGCTTCGACAAAAAGTCCTTCGAGCTCAACCAGTACTTTGAGATGGGCACGCAGTGGAACGCGGTCACGATTGACGGCGCGGCTCCAGTTCTTCCCTCCACGCTACTCGAGACCTGCCTGCTGCAGGGCGCTGAAAAGGCCAAGATCCAGCCCACCGACGCACCACTCATCCCCATCGAGATCGTCGCAGCTGAGGTCGAGCAGCAGTTCCCAAACCGCATTCAGGGAGCCTTTGAGATCGGCAAGAAGCAGCCCCTGTTCTGGATAAACGACGGCATCGATCGCCTCGCGTCTGTCATCTCGGAGAACGGCATGGTGATCTTCTCAGACCGCGAGGGCACCAACTTCAAGACGTGGCGTCAGATCCTAGGCGGAAAGTTCGTCGAGCGTTTCGAGCAGGAGCAGACTGGCAAGGCGGCTCAGATGTTCTGGTTCGATGGCAAGACGTACTGGACGAAGCACCACGCGGACAACTTCGTGTACCTAGCCAAGGAGGACGCCAAGCTCCACCTGCGGGGCGCGGGAGTCAACGATCGTCCCCAGCGCGGGCAGCAGGTCAGCGACGTGGAGCGCGTGCTCATTCACGTGCAGACTCAGCGCCGAGTCACCGCAGCGGTTCCCATCCTGTTCTCACCAGAGGAGACCGTGGACTTCGGCGGCGAGCGCTACCTCAACATCAGCAACAAGCGCGTCACGCAGCCCGCTAGCAGCGCGTCAGTGGATCAGTTCCCATGGCTGCACGACTTCATCACCAACGCGTTTGACGGCGAGCTGGACGGCATCCCAGCGTACGAGTACTTCCTCGGGTGGTTCAGGCGCTTCTACGAGTCAGCGCTGAACTGCAGGCCGCTCCCGGGTCAAGTCATCATCGTCGCTGGCGACGCTCACACTGGGAAGTCGTTCATCAACAAGTGGGTCATCGGCGAGGCGCTGGGCGGATCCGTTGACGCGGAGCCCCTACTCATGAAGGAGACCAGCTTCAACAAGCAGGGCGCTGAGTGCGCTCTATGGCGCTGCGACGACGCCGCTACAGACGGCAACTGGAAGACCCGCGAGATGTTCACCAAGAGCCTGAAGCAGATGGCCGCGAACCCATCGCAGCTCTACCAGCCCAAGTTCAGGGACAGCGTCGAGCTCCCATTCCTAGGGCGCGTTGTCGTCACCTGCAATACTGACCCCGAGTCGCTGCGAATCCTCCCAACTCTCGACGGCACGATCCGAGACAAGATCATGCTCTTCAAGCTCAAGGAGGGATACCGCCCCCACTTCCACGGCACCAACTACGACAACGAGCAGCGCGTGTGCAAGGAGCTTCCATTCTTCCTCCGCTGGCTGCTCGATCGTGAGATGCCAGAGGGCATCATTGATCCAGTGTACAAGCGCTTCGGTGTGAAATCGTTTCACCACGCGGAGCTCGTGACTTCGGCGCAGACAACGCAGAGCGAGTACGTGTTCTCGGAGATCCTTGACGCGTGGCTCAACGCGAAGCGCGAGGAGAAGGTCAAGGCCGTCGAGGTAACTGCTACCGAGCTCAGGACGCAGCTAGCAGCGGTGCTGGGTCAGGGCGCGGATCTGTCCAACTTCAAGACGGTGAGCATCGGCAAGCAACTTTCCAAGCTGATGCAGCAAGACATGGTGCGAGAGCTCAAGGGCAAGCGCATGCTCGATGGAAAGGTCAAGTACCAGTTCGTATTTACGGACGCGCCAGTCGAGCAGCCGTTCTAAAAATTTGGGGTCGGTAGTAGTGTGTAAAAGGGCTCCAGTCGTCTTCGGATGGCTGGAGCTCCTTTGTTTATGCGGGTCTAGGAGCCATTGAAACCCTTCGGGTTAGGGGGTCAAAATTATTAAAACTTTTTCTTGATACCGAAGCGGAATTGGACAATGATCACTCCAGTCAGTAACAACAACCCAAACCAAAAAAACCACTACAATGAGCAACAAGATCAAATACATCGCCACCGCCCCCAACGGAAACACCACGACCGTCACCAGCACCCGCGCTGTCAAGAATTGCCACATCGCCATCAACAAGGAGACAGGCGAAATCAGAGTGGCTCGCTGGACGACTAACGACAACCCACTCGCTTCCGCTTCCGCTTCTTCCTGCGGATTCTCACTTGGGTACTGGAAGGGATGGAGTCGAGACCGCAAGGCGCAAGCCGAGCAGAACGCTCTCGCCGACGCCCATAAGGCCGAACTCGAAGCTCTGTACACCTTCCTAATCGTTCCAGCCATCGCAGCATAATCACCAACCAACCAACACACACACACACGACCATGGGATACACACACTACTACACGTTTAACAGGGCCGCGCTGACGCCAGCGGAAATCGCCACGGGCTTCGCGAGCGCTGCTAAAGAGATCAAGCGCCTGAAGCAGTACCTGCCAAAGGATATCAAGATCAAGGGCGGGCTAGGAACAGGCGCTGCAGCAATCAACGAAGAAGAGATCTGGTTCAATGGCGACGCCAAGCACGGCCTCGACCACGAGACCTTCAGCGTAGAGCGCGACGCGGATCCATTGTACCCAGAACGCAACCGTAACTTCTGCAAGACTGCACGCAAGCCTTACGACGTCCTCGTGTGCTGCGCGTTGATTAGCCTGAAGCGCCACCTGCCCGGGGCATTTACGTTCACCAGCGACGGCGATCGCAGCGACTGGGCCAGCGCAATCGCGTTCTACGACGCCAATGCAGGCGGGCATCACGGCACCAACAACACCACACACCTCCAATAATGAACAAGCCACCACTACACAAACGCGGAGACCTGAGCCCATGCGGCACCAAGCAATTCTGGCAGTACCAGAAGCACGTGTCCAAAAAGACTGGGCAGCGCTGCGAGCGATGGATCCCAGTAGAAAACTACGATCGGTACCGAAAGCAGGCGTGTTTTAACAACGAGCTGTGCTGCGCTCGATCCGAGTACATCAAGACTCAACAAGCGAGAGCAAGGGCCAAGGCAAAATCAGAATGCAATTGACTCGAGCAGCCGCAGACGTTCAGGATGCAAAGAGGATTCGCAAAGCATCAACAACCTCAAAGCAGAACTATGAAACCCAAGATCAAAGCCTCACTCCCCACGTGCGCCGAATGCGGTCGATTGGCCCCCGTAAGCGTTAAAACCAACAAGTGCATCAGGTGCGACAAGGCAAAATGAGCTCAATACTTGCACTACAATGCTTCGGCGTGGGGGCAGCGGGCGCTTTCATCATGTTTTTGGTGATATGCTTCATACCAGAGATCGAGGAATTCTTTAAGAACAGAAAATGACAACCGACACACCACGAACCGATGCCGCTCGTGAGCGCTACTATGACGGTAAAACCTCAGACTGGGTGCATTACACAATCTGCCGAATGATTGAGCAAGAACTCGCCGCATCCAAAGCCGAGGTTAAAGAGATCCGAGCCGCATTAGGTGACGACCTGCTGGAGTGGAAAATATCAAATTGCACTCTTAGTGCCGAGGTCGAGAGGCTGCAAACGCTTCCAGAGTCTCGCCATAAAGCGTTTTTAGATTTGCTTGAGCGAGGCGAGAAAGCACAGGCCGAGGTCAAAGAGATCCGAGCCGCACTAGGTGATGACGGCAGGAGAACTCACAAGGAGTTAATTGAATTAGCAACCAAGGCTTCAGGGTGGCGTGAATGGAAGCAGAGATTTATCGACCTGCGAAACGCTCACATAGCAGAGGGGCAAGACCCCGCTGGAACCATCTGGGAACACGCAGACAAATTGCAGAAAGAGTTGAAAGAAGCAAAGGCCGAGGTCGAGAGGCTCAGGGTCTTGCTCGACAAGGCAATCCCTGCCGTTTCCTCAACCGTCTTCATGCTTCAACTCCGCGACGAGCTAAACAACACCAAATGAGCCTAGCAAAAGAATTGGCAAAATTAAGAGCCGCGCTAGACGCGCCTTGGCCCGAAGAAATATGGAAAGCGAAAGCCGAAATAGCTGAGCGCGAACTGTCTGCAACAAAAGATGAGTATTGCGAAACGGCGTTTGCTTTGACCGAACAGACAGAACGAGCCGAGAAAGCCGAGGCCGAGGTCGAGAGGCTTCGGGGACTCCTCAATGCCCACGCCGAGTTTCTTATTAAAAACGGATTCTACCGAGAATCACGCGACCTGATGGGAGGTTCGTGGTCAGACGGATTTGTAGCCCTCGCAAAGAAATGCGGAATCAATCCTTGCGACCAATGAACCACGAAACCGACGTATCCCACGCTTTCAAAGACGGAGTGAACGCAACCCTAATTGACGACCCGAAAAACGAGGTTGCCCGATTTTTTAATGAGGTTAACTGCAAATTTTGCGGGGCTGAAACTCAAGAAAAACCAAAAATGACCACCACCACCGACACACCACGCACGGATGCCGCAAGATTTGAAGCTTTGCGATCATCGGCGTTTCGACAGGACTGCATCCCATTGAAGCTTGGGCAGGAGCTAGAGCGTGAGCTAAAGGCATCTAAAGCCGAGGTCGCCCTACTCCAGAAGGAGCTAGACGCAACTTGCAATGCTGAAGAACTGCGGCAGGAACGCGAGACGAGGAAGAGAGCCGAGGCCGAGGTCGATTTCTACAAAAAGAGCGTCAAAGCCTATGTCCATGTCTGCGAACCAATTCGAGGAATGGCTGACAAGCTGGGTCTTCGGCTAGGTGAGTGCATAATCCAACATGGCGTTCCTCTACTATTGGAAGGCCATAAGAAAGCCGAGGCCGAGGTCGAGAGGCTTCGATCGCAGCTCGCAAGATCCATCGAGATTGCTGAAACAGCGTGTAAGTACCTAGATACTGGCGGCTGGAATGAGGACGAGATGTATTCTGGAAAAGATGGATGGGTAACGGAGACGGAGATAGATGAGGTGTGTGCCACCCTCGCCGCACTCAAATCTGAAATCAAATGACAACTGACACACCACGAACTGATGCGGTCATGGCTTCATCAAATTGGCCATATCACATTACATTCGAGATGAAAAAACTAGAAAGAGAACTCTCCGCATCAAATGCGGAGGCCGCAAGGCTTCGGGAACAACTCGCAAGCGCCTTCGAGATCGCGCAGGAATTTCGAGCGTTCAAGGCACTCCATTACCAGTGCAGCTGCGACATGTGCAAGAAGTTGGCATCGCTCAAAGCGGAAATTAAATAAACCACATGAACTATGAATGGGTTGCTTTCATATTATTATTCCCTGTATCCGCAATCCTTGGATGCATATCCGCAAAATTGATGACCCACAACAAAAGAAAAACAACCAAGAACCCCATGAAAATAAAGATAAAACTATCTTCGAATCAGGAATCAAAGATCGTCGCAAAGAGCCTGCAACAGGCGTACGACCTAAACTATGGAATGGACAGCGGGATCAACAAGGGCGACATCCAAGAACTTCAAGAGGCGCTGCGAATCGTGTTTCACTACTACACGGGAAAGACACTAAAATGAAAGCAACACTCACCTTCGACCTGCCAGAAGAGCAGCCACAACACCTCGCAGCTGTCCATGGCATGGACTGGAAACTCGTAGCTTGGCGCATGAACGAGTTCCTCAGGCGCTGCAGGAAAGACGATATCAATGCGTCAGTGCAGCAGATTGAGGAGCACCTGCACGAGCAGATCGAGATGCTGGGCTTGTCGCTCGAGGAATGAGAAGCGATTGTCCGCAGGATTGGAGCGATTGTCCCGTGTGCTCGAGCCCGGGCCGCGTCGTGCGTCACTGCAGGATCCTGAAGCGCGGCGACATTTGTCCCACGAGGAAATTGCTCTTCATGGGAGGCTCGACCTTCAAGCGACCCACGTGGTTCAGGCGGCTGAAGTGCTGGTACGACAACTGGCTATGCGGCATCTAAATAGCGGTTGCAATGTTGCGAAAAGTTGACTTATTGTAGTTGCATGACAACTACTGACAAATCAAAAAGGCTACACAAGCAGGGTGACATTCGGGAAGACGGCAAAATATTTTTCAAATATAGTGCGCGTATGGACGGCGCTCTTACCGAGCATTGGGTAACGACAAAGTACTTTGAAGAATACAAAAAGTACGGCGAAAAATGGAGAAAACAAAACAAAGGACTCATCCTGAGATACGGAGAAATTCGGAAAGAAACAAATTCTAGGTTGAAGAAAGGGAGAATCAAACTAGAGATACCAGCCGAAAGATTACGTCCAGAAGACACAAGTAAGTTGGGAATTAAACGTAGTCAAAAGAAGGCCGAGCTTCAGGCTTATCGACAACAATGTGAAGAAGCAGCCAAACAAAATCTATCGAAAGCGACGAGTAATTTGGCACCAGAATGGAATCTGTAAAGCTAAACGTGTAAATAAATACATGTTACATTGATTCAACGCGTCAGGGCTTCAGTGCTTCAAAGTAACATCAATTAGCTCGCTTTGTTAAGTGGGAGTGGGGAAGAAAAATACGGGGGAAATGAAGTCCACTACAGCTAAGTGACTAATAGACAGGAAATTACAAACAAAAAAGTGGAGAAGTGTAGAAGTGCGTAAAAAAAAAACCTCGGCGGCGGCGGCGGCGGCGGCGGCGGCGGGGCCTATATCTATATATTTTCCCTACAATAATTTATATTATTACTCCACTTCTCCACTTCCACTGGCCTTTGGCCCTGTGTCTATGCGGCTGCGCGGCGGAGTGGAGATGAAAAAATCAAGTCCACTTTACCCCACTTGTCTCTGTACAACCCCACTTCGGGTTCTCGTAACTTCTGCAGCGGTCTCCTTTGTACCAGTGTATCGGGTTTCATTGCTTCAGGGTTACAGAGTAAACCTCATGGCTCGTCTCTGTTCAGGCGTCTCGATCATGCGCTGGGTGCTTTCTCTGATCGCGTCGCTCTCTTATGCGGCCCTTTGCCGCGTCGCTAAGGCACCCTGCGCTCGTTTTCAGTGTCGCCCTGCTGCATTGTCGCGAACCAACTTGGAAAACTCGATAGCGGGGCTTTAAACGCTTTCGGTAATCGGCGGCTCAATATTAAATTAGTTATATGCTGCATTGCTGCAGTGAATCGGTGACGCATTGTTTCGGCTCCTAACACCATGTTAATGTTTTAACGATATTATGGGTAGTGATCCAAGCGCTTCGATTACTCTGTCCGAACCTGATAATCGTCCATAACATCAGATAACCTTTGTCATGGATACTTCTCGCGTATTCGTATCACTATCTCACTACTTACTACCTAAGTGCATCATACACACAGGGTTACCTATGTTACTCAACCATGCCATCGACGGCTCGGCGGGCGGGCTGGGCGATCGATCGGGCTGGGGGTGGGGGGAGGAGGAGGAGGGGGGGTAGGGGTAGGGGGAGGAGGGACGCGTCCCGCCAGCGGCGCGGCCCCCTCAAATAGGGGGGTGGCGAAATTTTTAGAAATAATTTTTTTAGATTGCCTTGTCCTACCTATTCGACATAGGGTCTCCAACTGCTACACCCATGCCAGTCTTAGAAAACCTCACACACGAACGATTCTGTTCCCTCATCGCCGAGACGGGCGATACGGCGGCGGTTGCATACGGAAAGGTGAATCCTACCGCCAAGGCTCCCAAGGTCTACGCGAGCAGCCTGATGAAGCGGACAGATATCATTTCGCGCATCGCCGAGATCCGTACGGAGGTCGCCACCCGTAGCGTCGCCGTCATTGGACGAAAGCGTGAGATCCTACGTCTCATGATCGAGGGTGCGGTGCCCACCAAGGTTGTCAACCGAGCCAACGGCGTGGAGGAGACCTACGACAAGCTAGCGGCCATAGCGCTGGACGCAAAACTCGCCGGGGAACTCTCGGACAACATTAACCTCACGGCGAGCAGCGACCTGAAACTAAACTTCACGGTTCGCGACCGCGATAGCAAAACCCTAGATGGATCAGGCGTCATGGACGCCGTACTCATTCCCGACGCAAACGACGAACCGCTAGCGCTTCCCGAGCCAGAGCCCGACGTCGAATTTGCCCACCTCGTAGATGACGACCAAACCTCCCCAGACACCAGCGCGTAACGTAAGCCACGCCCTGAAGCTCGCTGAGGAGATCCGCAAGCAGGTCGATAGGGACGAGGAGAGGGGCATTCTTTACGGCGCTAGCCACATCCTGCGACACGCTACGGCCAACGCCAACAACGTCGTTCTCGACGTCCCCAAGGCCAAGGCGATTGTACTGCAATTTGTACAACACCTGCTCGATAAGAATCAGTTCGAGGCTGCGGCTACGATCCTATGGGGGTCTGAGGTGTACGACTGGAGACCAGAGTCGGCACGAGACACATGGCGCTGCCTGTTCAAGTACGACAAGCTACTCATTCAGGGTGCGGGAGCCATGGGCAAGTCGTTCAACGGAGCCGCGTGGTTCTACCTCGATTGGCTGAGGGATCCCTTTTATACCTGTATCAAGGTCATCAGTCTTACCCGCGAGCACGCGGAGCGAAACATCTACGCGCACATCAAAAATTTTCACAGGTCGGCGCTAGTCAAGCCCGAGTTCCCGAAGGGCGAGGCGCTGGTCACATCGATTCAGGCCAACGAGGATTCCAAGCAGGGCATTCACCTAGTCGCAATTCCTCGCGGAGACAGCGGAGCGGGAACGCTGCGCGGGTTCCACCCAGCACCGCGATTCGGAAAGGCGCACCCAAAGTACGGGCGGCTGTCTCGGATCAGGGTTGTCTTGGATGAGGCGGAGGAGATCCCGGGCGGCGTCTGGGAAGGCGTAAACAACATCGCCTCCTCCATGGACGACGAGCACTTCGCTGGGCATATCAAAATTCTCGGTGCGTCAAACCCCAAGGATCGCACCAGCGACTTCGGCGCACGCTGCGAGCCCAAGAACGGGTGGGCTAGCGTTGACTGCGAGGACGACTTCGAGTGGACAAGTCGCGACGGCTTCAGGGTACTTCGCGTCGATGCATCAAAGTGCGAGAACGTCATCGAGAAGAAGATCGTCTACGCGGGATTGCAGACGTACGACGGCTACATGAACTACGCGAATCGTGGTCACACGGCGGAATACTTCACGATGGCACGTGGCTGGTTCCCCGAGGAGGGCATAGCCATGGCCGTCATGACCCCATCGATGCTCGACAATGCCCTAGGAACCGTCCGATTCATCGGCCCAGTAGTTCCCCTCGCAGCGTTCGATCTAGCGCTTGAGGGCAACGATAGCGTCGTCTGCAGCTACGGACGCTTCGGGCTATCCGATGGCTATACGCCGCAGTCTGGGAAGTTTGTCCCCTACGAGAGTCCTAGAACCGTCCTGCAGCTCGATTCTCAAATCACCTTCCCCAAACGCGCCACGCTCGAACAGACGACCGCGATCATCAAGTTCTGCCAGCAGATGAAGATCAGTCCCAACTGGCTGTGCGTCGATAGAACTGGCAATGGGTCGGGAATTCACGACGGGCTCTGCACGCTCTTCGGGGAGGAGGTGATGGGCGTGAACTACTCGTGGGCGGCTACTGACTCGCGCATCCTTGGAGATGACTCGCAGCTAGCGAACGAGCTGTATAGCGGAGTCGTCACCGAGCTGCTCTTCGGACTCGCGAAGTACATCGAGTTCGGGTATCTGAAGATTTCGCCCGGGTTCCGAACCGAGGATCTCATTCGTCAGGCCACGGGGAGGAGGTACAAGCAGAAGGGCAAGGGACTCGTGCGCGTGGAGGCCAAGGCGGAGTACGTCAAGCGCACGCGCAGCAAGTCACCAGACGCGCTCGACTCCCTCTCACTACTCGTGTACCTCATGCGTCAGCGCTCGGGCGTCGCAGCCGAGATGGTAACCGACAAACCCAAGGAAAAAAGAATTAGGGAGCGACGACTCGAAAGTTTGGTAGATGCCATGTCTTATGTTGACATGTCGGAATAACAACAATACTTTTCAACGTAGTAAACCGATTGGGCCTCTGCACATGCACGCTATCTCTCAGTCGGTCTTCTTTTATCACATATTCGCCCCATTCCCTCTCCATGATTTAAAAGTTGTGTGAAGGCCAAGGCGCGGCTTCCCGACAAGCCACAATCCACTGACGAGTGGAAGTCGGTAAATTTATCGCGCGGTAGTGAAGAAGCCTCACGTTGCTTTCATACGGCAAAAACTCTGGTGCAATTCCAGACCGCGCCACCAAATAAAATTCAATTTTACCCTTTGGTGTAACGGTAGCACAGATCGCTTTGACCGATCTAGTCATGGTTCAAATCCATGAGGGGTAGCCAAAAATTTCCACTTGCCACGCAACACGCGTTGCATTACAAAAGCGTCTTATGGGACTATATTCTAACATCCACGCAAAGAAGAAGCGCATCAAGGCTGGCAGCGGAGAACGCATGAGGAAGGCGGGATCTGCAGGAGCCCCTACGGCAAAAGCATTCAAGCAGTCCGCCAAGACCGCAAAGAAGCGATAATGGAAAAACAAGCGGGTGTATATGAGATTGAAATTGCTGGCTATAAATACTATGGCAGTAGCATCAATATCTACGCTCGCAAACGAAACCATATAGCAAAACTACGATCTGGAAAACATCGCAATCAACGACTGCAAAGATGTTTTGATAAATATGGAGAAGATGCAATAGCATTCAAGACACTTGTCCTTTGCGATAAAGAATCTGTTCTCGATGAAGAGCAAAAATACTTGGACAAGAATATCGGTAAAGATAATTGTTTAAACTTTTGCAAAAGCGCATCTGCTCCAATGGCTGGAATTAAATTTTCAGATAACCATAAAAAGAAAATGTCAGACTCGCAGGTCAGAAATAAATACATTTTTTATTATGACTGCGGCAAAGTCGAATCGTTTGATAGCTTGAAATTAGCTGGGAATAGATTCAATGTAAAAAGGGCGATTGTTTCAAAATGGTTTAAGAGAAAAGACCTTGGAAGAAAACACGGCATACTACGATCCAGTAGGATTATAAAAGCTGAAAAAATTGGAGATGAAAATATTATCCTTCTACCTTGGCAATACAAACAAGAGCCGTGGATAGTAGCTGGAGCAACAAGCAAAAATAATTACTACAAAGAAAAAAGAAATGAAATCAAAACCCACAACAGGCAAAGCGTCAGTTAAAATAGTAAAAAATCCAGAGACTGGAAGAACCAACAAGGTTTCTTACGGACAAAAAGGAGCGAATGTTGATCCGGGATCAAAACGTGCAGACGCGTACTGCGCTCGCTCCAACAAGATCAAGGGAGACTGGCGAGACGATCCAAACTCTCCCAACAACCTGAGTCGCCGCAAGTGGAAGTGCATCGGCGGAAGAAGCAAGCGCGGATAGTTTTGATTGTTGTTTGACACCCCATGCATCCCTTGATTATTTTAGTCGTCTAAACCCAGTACCGCGAAAGCCGTACAGGGGTTTAGGGGAAAAAACGCTCTCCTGCTTCCTATGAGGCAGGGGAGTTTCTTTTTTTAAAAGATAAATGCTTGCGTCGTAGTACAATGTTGAGTAATTTTCGCGCAGATGGCAAAACCCATTAACGGAATGATCCCGCCCAACGGGTGGCATTACTTTCAAAGTGATGTCAAGCTGGTTGGAGATTCGCTCGATGATTTGTATAAAGTCGTCGAGAATTTTCGTGCCAACAACTCGTATCCAGCTGGAGACGTGAAGGGGGACGTGGATGGATACATCTGCGGAAACTATCCATCGTTCTGCCATGGCGTGGACGACGTCACGATCAACCTTGTAAGCAGACAAGCAGCGACACGCTCGGGAGAATTGCTGCAGGACGTTTCGACGTGGGCCAACAACATGCTCCGATCCAAGGAGCCCATCAAACTTGTTCAGGACGACGAAGCGGAGCGCCGTGCCAAGATCTGCAAAGCGTGCCCGCACAACGCTAGCTGGCGATCGGGATGCATTTCATGCATCGTCAGTGCTGACCGCATCAGTGCTTCAGTGCGTCAGGCGCGTGATACGGATACCTCCAAGAAGCTGGGCGGGTGCCACTTGCTCAGGCACGACAACAGGTCAGCTGTATTCTTTGAGAAAGAAAATCTTGCAACGACTGGCGATTTGCCTACTAATTGCTGGCTAACGTAAGACTATGGCATCTGACATCAAACCACTTCCTCCGCGCATTACCGACGTATTTGCAAACAAGTCGGCGCGTATCGACGACCAGTCGAAGCCCAGAATACTTGGTTTGGATGTGGTAAATGCTGACAACAGCACGTCCGATACGGTCAACCCCGAGACGCTACAAGTACGTCGTACCTTTAGGGATTCACGTCAGGCGCACAGCGCTTACCGCAGGTTGAAGCAGCAGAATCTTGAGCGCAACCGCAAGAACCAGCTAATCCAAAAGAAGCTGAACCTCGAGCCACCCTACCAGAACAAGAAGTTGGAGAGCATGGGCCAGAGCTGGAGGAGCAATCGTCCTACTGGGTTCTTGTCCACCATGGTCAGTAGGATCCAGCCCCCTTTCCGAGAGGTCATCGAGACGGCTCCGACGCTCACCTACAGCAAGTACCCGCTTGAATCGGTTGACTCTGAAAACAAGACAAAGGTTTTCCGCGAAGAGATCACAAAGACGATCCGCGCATGGAAGGGACACGACGATATACTCGCTCAGACGACACACGAAAACACTTGCTTTGGATTTTGCGGTTGGGTATGGGATGACTTGCGCGATTGGAAACCTGAATTCCTAAGACAGGACTACACGTTTTTCTCGATCGAAACACCACAAGTAACTGATGCAACACCTATTTGGGCTCGTAAACGTCGCTATCAAATCTCCGAACTGCTTCCAGTGCTTGAGAAGCCTGAAATATCCGCGCTGGCGGGATGGCATATCAACAACCTCGTCACGTCTATCAACAATGCGATTCCTGCTGGACGAACTTTGGACTCAAACGACGACGCTCGTCGATACGAAGATTGGATCCGCGAAGGATCTTACGGCGCGGCTTACGAGAACGACGCGAAGTATGTTGAACTAGGCGAGATCTTCGTCAAGGAGCCTCACGGCAAAATCTCCAGATACTTGTTTGACGACAAGAGCGGAGAGGAAATCTGTACGCAGGTCGATCGCTACAACAGCATGTCCGAGTGCTTGGCACTCTTCTCCGTTGAGATTGGAAGTGGAAACCTCATGTCTAGCCGAGGAGCTGGACGCGATCTTTACAACACGCACGTGGCGATTGAGAAGGCGCGTAACCTTGTCATCGATAACGTCTATCTCAAGGGTCTTCTTCTCCTGAAAAAGGGGCCGAATGCACGTCCCGATACCGCGCCACTTTCTGTAGCACATCCTGTTGCGTATGTTTCCGATGGATATGAAGTTATCCCGCAGCAGATTCCTGCCGATGTGGATGACTTCTTGAGGCTTGACCAGTTTGTCAGCGGACTGGCTGAGATTCAAGTTGGGACGTTCCTCCCCGGAGCGGCTACCGAGTCTGGAGGTGGAAGAAAAACCGCGTCCGAGGTCAACCGAGTCGCCGCCATCGAGAACCAACTTCGTCAGGGAATTCTCATGCGCTGGTCTCGCCAGTACTCCAAGGGCATCGAGCGCATGCAGCGTGGAATCTGCCACCCTGAACACGTAAAGGCCGCTGCAGATCTCTATGGAATGCTGCAGCAGGTGCGTATGGTAGACCCTTCGGCAATCTGGGCTCGCAAAGAGATTGTAGACGCCTTCAAGCGCTCAGAAATTGAGATGCCGAGATTCCTAGTTCCTTTTGAGATCGATCAGCATCTGGATGAAGACGCCGTAGCGTGTTGCTTGGCGATGATGGATAGGAATCTCCCCCCATCCGACATCCTGCTTATGGCTTATAGTTCAGCGTCCGAGCTGCTTGTTGACGACACACTTCAGATCAATCAGATGATCGACTTGGTGGTTCAGCGCTACATCGGAAACCAGAACATCAATCAGGACGAGCTCATGAAACTCGACCTCGCTTCCAAGGTTGGAGCTGCAAAGGCGAATGCGCTTGTGCTTCCGAAGGATCACGTCGAAGCGGTCGGCATCGAGGCAACTCGCCAGCAGGTAATCGAGCTTCAGTCCATCATGTCTGGTCAGGACATTGGAGTGTCTCCTCGTGACAATGACATCGTGCATCTTGAGACAATGACGCAGAGACTCATGCCGCTCATTGAGCAGGCTCCCGCTGGATCACTTTCACCTGAGATCATGGGGCCGCTGCAGGCCGCTGTTCAGCACTACGCGAACCACATCAAGCAGGCCGACGCCAAGGGCGTGCATGGTCAGATTACTGGGCCATTCAAGAAGGCGCTCAACGCTGCTGTCAATCATCTCAGCGCAGGCGCTATCAAGAACGTCCCTACGGACGTGGGGCCAGCCGCTGCGATGCCCGCTATGGGTCGCTCGCGTGGGCCAGCTCCCCTTGAAATTGGAACAGAAGCATCTCAGGCTGGAATCGTTGAAAGCATAGCGACACCTCCAAAGCCACCAACTGCGGCATAACAACTAACCAAACTACGACCATGGGCGGCGCAAATCCAACAGCAACAGAAAATTACAGAAAGTTTCAAAATCAACTTCCAGCTCAAAAAGTTGGGTATGGAGTTGGTGGTGAGATGTTGGCAAAACCAGCTTCTACTCCCGAAGCAAAAGCATCCGAAACTCCAAACTTTTTTGGACGCGATGCTAGCAAGCCCCTGAGCGCCGACGAACAAGTTGAGATGGAACTTCGCAAGAGTGAGCTCGGTAAAAAATAATTTATGTGGACACAAACAGACGCGGTTAATCTTAAAGAATATCTTGGTCACTCTAGGGCCAATCTGATTCATCACTTGAAGGAAATTGTACCCGCTTTTTCCGTTGAGATTGATTCCAAGGTAGAGGGCATTGCCCTTCGTGGAGCCTACAAAGAAGGGTTCCTCCTAGCCATTCAGCGCATCGAAGAGATGTCTGTACCCACAAGCAAACAGGACGACGCTGCAACCAGCTCGTTCGTATCCATGTAATTTATGTCAAACGATACAGAAAACGACAACGTAGTACCAGAATCCAACGCCATTAACGGCATGCTTGGAGCACCATCACTCGATGCTGATCCCATCGAGGAGTCAACATCCGATCTCCTAGACTCTCTGCTCGATAGCGCGGAGGGAATTAGTAACGAGACTTCTCCTGAAATTCCTGAAATTCCTGAAAGTGTTGAGGAAGATCTTGCCTTGGAAGAGGTTGCTCCAGTTCCCGTTGAGGAAGTCGTTCCTGAAGCAGCTCCAGAGCCGATCGCTGCTCCCGAAGTAGACATTGACCCTGAGATCTCTTCAATCCCGCAGCCCCGTAATCTTTCCGAGGCCAACCAAAACAACTGGAAGAAGCTGCAGGAGACCGCGACGAACTACAAGAAGCAGGCGGCGGAGGCCGAATATCTGCGTCAAAAAGTTCAAGAGCTTGAGCAGCGCCCAAGCCAGACGCCTCCCGACTACGACGAGCTCAAGAAGTTCCGCGCTATCTTCGATACCGAGAACGATCCCGAGTTCAAGAGCAAGTACGACGTGCCCATCGCTACCGCGAAGGAAAACATCTACAACATCCTAAAGAAGAATGGCGCAAGCGAAGACGTCATCAACTCCATCGAGTCCGCTGGTGGCCCCGACAAGATCAGTCAGGAGTGGTGGAAGAGCCAAGCCATCGACAAGCTGCCCATGATCGACGCGGAGCGCCTGAAGAAGGATCTCTTCAACGTCATCGACCTCAAGGAGGGACGCACCAAGGAGATCGGAGATACCGCCGAGAAGCGCGACGAGTTCCTTCAGTCCAGACAGACCGAGCTTGTTGAGAACTTCAAGAAGCAGAACGAAGAGATCTACAGCCACACCGACGAGATCACCAAGGAGATTCCATGGGCTCGTTACAAGGAGATCAATCCGAACGATCCTCCCGAGGTTCAGGCCGAGATCGAGAATCACAACGCAAAGGTTCAAGATCTCTCGAACAAGTTTGAAGCCGCTCTATGGCCCAAGACCCCGCAGGAACGCGCCGATGTCGCCGCTGCTGCCTCTGGGTTCCATGTCGTTGTTGGACAACTTCGCTACGAGCAGGAGACCAAGCAGGCGATGCAGGCCAAACTTGAAGCGATGACAAAGGAGCTTACCGCGCTGAAAAACGCGGGAAGGATGCCCAAGGCTAATCCTACTCCAGCAAATGCCAAAACAAGTACAAACGTCCAAGACCGCATCAAAATGAATGCGTCCGACGCAATTGATCTTGGCCTCGATGAGGCTAGTGGCTTCTAAAGTATATGCCTGATCCCATCATCACTCCCCTAGTAAACGTAACTGCTAGGGCACTGGAGTCGTTCAACCCCATGGGCGGAACGATCGTAGATCAACCTCTGTCAGCTCAGAGGCTTAAACTCTCCCCGAAGGCCGAGGCTCCTGAAGACGTTGAAGAGGAAACGCCAATTGAAGTCGAAGAAGACGACTTCGAGTTTGATTCGATCGAACCGATTGTTGAGAAGGCACCTGAACCAGAGGTTGTTGTGGTGGAGAAGAAGAAACCCACCAAGAAGGCTAAGAATCCTATCATCGAGACGCGCTCCAAGGAGGGACTGCCCTCGTACCGCTGCGAGTTTGAAGGCAGGGATATTTTTGTGGGTTTCCCATGCTACAAGACAACCAATCCAGTTACCTGTTTTTCTCTCATCGCAATGGCGCTGGATTTTGGCCGTGACAAAATTCGTTTTGATATGGCGATCGGCGATAGCAAGATCGAACACGCACGCAATCGACTGGCTCACAAGTTTCTGGAAACTGACGCCAAGTGGATGTTGATGATCGACGACGACATCATTCCATGTATCGGAAGACCCGAATGGTCAAAGTACTGGGTTCAGAATCTCAGAAATGTTCCTGAACTGCCCTTAAAACGTCACGTTCTTCACAGGCTAATGGGTGCTGGTAAAACCCTAGTGGGAGCTTCGTACTTCGGAAGGCAGGAAGGGGGAGCACTTATGGCTAGCGATCAGTCACTTGTCCCTCGCGCACGTGCGTACGAAGACGCTGTAGTTGAGGTGGATTGGGTAGCTACAGGCTGCATGCTAGTCCACCGAAAGGTATTTGAAGACATTCGTGAAAAGTTCGGCGACGAGCTGAAGATCGAAGTTCCAGACTACGACTACGATTACTTTCGTCCGTTTGATAGCGCACACGGCGAGGACGTTTCGTTCTGCAAACGTGCGAAGCAAGCGGGACATCAACCCCACTTGGACTTGGGTCTCCCAGTATCACACTTGGGGTACAAGACGTATTAAGATGAAAAAGAAGATCTACGCTTACTACGAGTCGATTCCTTCCATACGTCAGGAGGAAGAGTTCGCCTGCTCCAATCTCTGGAAAGGATCTTGGGAGAGTAATGGATGGGAATGCAACATGCTGAACAAGACGCACGCCGCAGTCAGTCCGCTATTCAGGTCTTTGATGGGTAGATTTTTAAAGTACGAAGGAATAGCTCCATCCGCCATGGCTAGGTTTTCTAGGTGGTGCGCCCTGCAAGCTGCAGGAGGCGGCTGGATGAGTGACTACGACGTTTTGAATTTAGGATTTACTCCTTCTCTGGCAACGGAGATCGAGTCTGTGCATCCATTGCACATGGTGGCGGGGAAGCGTTCGCATATTTTTTATGCGACACAGGAGAAGGCCGAGGAGGTGATTGGGAGCTTCATTGCGAAAGAAATTCTTAGCAATGGGGCTCCCATCCCCGAATCGGAGATCGTTGATTGCAAAGTGTTTTTTCCAACATTCGATAATTTGTTTCACCCTGAGCGAGATGGAGAGCTAACTCGATCTCAACAAATGGTTCAGAAAATTTCTAACTAGTTCCACGTAGAACAAATGGAATCCCCCTTCTCCAGACAGGTAATAGTGCTGCACCAAGGTCATATTGGTGACATCATTGCATTCATACCTATCTACAGAAAACTAGGAGCGACTAGGCTTTTAGTTACTGACGCGTCGTGGGGAGTGCCAATGACTGGGTACAAGTACGACTCCTTGAAACCGCTGCTAGATAGCCAAGGGATACCATCTGATCTGAACGTCTGCAAATCGAGTATTGATTACGACACGACCAACTGGAGGGAGTGCTACGAGGATCACATCTCTTTGATGGATTCTCAGGCGAGATACCTGAACTTGGTGGACAGGAAAAATGGGCACATGGAAATTACTGAGCCATGGTTAAAAGTAGAGCCCAACGAAGATTTACGCGGAAAAGTAGTGATGAATCGCTCTCACAGGTACAGGAACGATAAATTCCCATGGAAGAAAGTCGTGGAGCGATACGGAAATGAGGCGGTATTTGTCGGAACAGACGAAGAGTACGACGATTTTGTCCAATCTTTCGGCAAAATCACCCGTCACTTGACCAAAGACTGCCTAGAAGTTGCCCAAGCAATCGCCGCGAGCAAGTTGTATGTCGGGAATCAGTCTAGCGCCTACTGGATCGCAGCAGGATTGCGCGTTCCTTTGCTACAAGAGGTCTACGAAACAGCTCCCAACAGCATCATACGCTATTCTGGAGCTGTTTATTGCTTCGATGGAAACGTGGACTTTGAATCTTTACCAAAATGAAAGCGGTAATCGTCGCAGCCGAGAGGCAACACAAGGAAGTTGACAACCTTGTCAACCACATCAAGCGGCTAGATGGGACTGAAGTACTTGTGATCCCAGCAATTGACGAGACCGAGGAGTACCCAGCTAGGAACAACTACGCGTTTTATCAGGCGGGTCAAATTATGAAGGGAGAGGCATTTTTCTGGCTAGAACCAGACTCCACACCCCTTTGTGCTGGATGGCTCGACCGCATTGAAGCTGAGTACGCAGTATGTTGTAAGCAATTCATGCTATCTTCAGATAGAAATCCCCCTTTCGATATTGTCGGAGGGATAGGAGTATATGGCCCAAGAACTTTTGAAATAATCCCGAAGGATATTGATGGAGATTTGAGGGGACAAGGTTGGGACATGTGGATGCTGCGTAACGCTTTCAATCTAATTCATAAATCTCCCCTGATTCAGCATAGCTACGGCAAATATGATAGCAGTGGAAACGCTGCTCCCCATAGGTTTCCACAAGAGAGCGGCATGATTAGAAAAGACGCCGTAATCTTTCACCGAGACAAGTACCAAGACCTCATCAACAACAAATCCTAAAACTATGTGCCAAGAATCCTCAAAAGCAATGACCCGCAGACTATCGGGAGAAGAAAAGCCTTTCTGGGAAAAAGTATTTACTGGTAGGGGGATCGACATTGGCGCGGGGGATGACCTGATCGCCGTGGATGGCGTAATTGGTTTCGATGTCGAGGATGGAGACGCCAATAGGATTCACGATTACTTCCCCGCTAATTCTTTCGACTACGTCCACGCGTCACAATGCTTGGAGCACATGCACGATCCCGTGCTGGCGTTGAAATCGTGGATGAGTATCCTGAAGCCGGGTGGCTACGCCGTCGTCACAATCCCCTCTTGGGAGCTGTACGAGGGCATGGTCTGGCCCTCGCGCTACAATCCCGACCACAAGAGCACCTTCTCGATGTGGCAGAAAGGATCCCCAGCGCCGAACCACGTTCTATTCCCCGATTGGTTGAAGGACAATTTTAGTGAGCACAAAGTGGAGATTTGCCGACTTGTGGATACCAACTACAACTACAAGCTGGGCACGTCCGTTGACCAGACGTTCGATCGGGAAAACGCCGTCGAAGCGTTCATTGAATTTATTTTGAAAAAAGATCTTGCGTTGTAATACGCACGCTAGTAAAAACAACTTAACTCGGCGTGCTTCCTCCGTATGGAAGTGACTCGGTAGGGGTCAAAAAAATCTACTAATCAGGCCGCAAACAAAAACTTCCAGCGTGCCGGGAAGTGACACAAAACCAAACTTCGTATCGAAAGCGCACGCGCCTTCCGTACAACTCTGTGGTTGTCACTTCCAAAATTGGACGAGGTGGCTACAGGGAAAACAAAAAACAAAATCCCATGGCATCTAATTGCATCGATCTGGCAACAGTCCAGAACTTCGCGTCCAAGGACACGAATCGTATCATTGGTCAAATCGCAAAGGTTCTTGCCCGCAAGAGCCCCTACATCAACTCCATCGATGGTGGAACTCTCCCCAACGTCTCCGACGTTGTGCGTTCCGTTGTTGAGGAAATGGCCGTTCCCGCTTCTTCGCTGGCGTCCCCGACCTTCACCGCAGACATCAACCTCTGTGGTATCGGCGCGACTCCCGACCGCGTAGGTTCGACCGAGTATCAGTTCCAGCTCGCCACTCTTCGTGGTGCTGGCCCACGCGTCTGCGTCAAGCAAGCCCGTACCGCCTTCAAGGGTTCCTACCTTCAGGCTCAGGTCTCGCTTGAGAAGACGATCCTCCAGCTCATCAACGCTGATATCCGCTATCAGTTCCTGATCCAGTCTGGCATCAAGTACACCTGCTCCAGCGTTAACACCTTTAACTCAAACTTGACTGGTGACATGCAGCAGATCAACACCCAGTTCTCGACCAACGTCGTTGACAGCCCGCTGAACTTCAAGACCCTCTACAAGATCGGTAGCTTCCTCCGCGAGGAGATGCTTGCCGAGCCCTTCGCATCGAAGGACGGGGAGTTCTTCCAAGTTCTTCTTGGTGCAGACGCCATCGAGAACATCCGCAACGACGCCGACGTGAAAGAGGATCTCCTCTATCTCACCGCTGGTTCGTTCAAGCTCGGTGAGGAGTCCATCTCTGGTTACCAGTTCATGGGCTATCGTGGGTTCGCCTTCGGCATCGATCAGCAGCCCTTGCGCAGCACGGGTCTCGGTGAAGACGGCAACCTCGTCCTCGTCAATCCTATCATCGCTCAGGCCGTCACCAATGGTTTCGGACAGCGCCGTAACCCATCTTGGGTGAACGCTCCTTACGAGGTCGGATTCGTCATCGCAGGTGAGAGCTTCAAGCGTCTCGTTCCCGAGCAGTACGTGGGTGAGGGCACCTTCCGCTTCGCTCCCCAGCTTAGCATGGGCGAGCTCGAGTGGACGTACTTCCGCGACAACGATTGCAACCTGTATGGTGACTTCGGTCAGCATATCTATCAAATCCAGCGTGCGATCCAGCCGATCCGCCCACAGAACGTGTGCGCGATCCTGTTCAAGCGCTGCCCGTTTGATGGTCAGGCTCTGCCTTGCTCGACCTCCACGACTGGTCTCTAAGAGGTAGTTTAACACGGGTGGGAGTTTAGGAAATATCCTAGACTCCCATCTAGTTAGCCTATATCAATATTACCATGTCCAACATTCCCTCAATCCTCGATGACGCTAGATTTAGGCGTCTTGTTCTTGAAAGCCTGAACTCAGTAACTTCTAGCACGACTAGCTTAGTTGGGTTCAACATCCCACCATACAACGATGTGGTGATGCTCTATCAGAACGCCTCATTCCCAACCAAGCCAACCTTCATCACGTTCAAGCAGGATGGAACAATTGTTTACGAGGTCACATTGACTTATGATGCCAATGGTGCGTTGACTCGTGTTTACGAGTCCTAATCTGCTTTAGCGAATGGCTAATCTTTACTACAACGCCGCAGTAGATACGGCATGGGACACACTAGGCAACTGGTGGAATGATGACATATTTACTGACCCTGCGTTAGCCCTCCCTACTACTGGGGATACTGTGTATCTCTATGGCTATATGACTAGCGGCCCAACAACGCCAGTCACCCTTAATCACATCTATGCCTATACTCTTAGCTACGGAGGGCTGTTAAGTTTTACGGGAGCAATTGGTAACGCAACTTTTCAAGATAGCCAAAACTCTGGCACAGTCACGGGAGATGCCACATTTAACGGCTCTAGCTACAACTTCGGCACAGTAACAGGCAACGCCACGTTTAACGATACTAGCATAAACTACAGCGGCGCAGAAGTAGAAGGCAACGCCACGTTTAATGGCACTAGCTACAATAATGGGGAAGTCACAGGAGATGCCACATTTAACGACTCTAGCTACCACGACATCTTTGGCGAAGTCGGAGGAGAGGCCACGTTTAACGACTATAGCTACAATGGGGGCATTATAGGCTACTTCAACGGAATGCCGACTGGACTCCCTGTGACTTTTAACGACATTAGCTACAACAATTCGGTAGTCGTTGGAACCGCCACATTTAACGATGTTAGCTATAACGCCATTGGTGCGTCTGTCAATGGTGCCACGTTTAACGACTCTAGCTACAACGGAGGCTCAGTCTCAGGAGATGCCACATTTAACGATACTAGCTTTGCCCAAAGCGGAGGATCAGTCGGAGGAGAGGCCACGTTTGATTTAACTGCCGCCGCTACGCAAATTATTGGGGGGTATGATGTATCTTTTAATGGAGGTGTTGTCGTCAGCGGGGGAAGTGGTGGCGGCTCAGACAACACTATTGCCAGACTGCTAGACCTTCCTTGGTTCATTAATCTCTAACCCCAACACCTATGTCCATTAAACTCAAATCCCCCATCACGATCAACGTCCCTTCCATCAAGAAATCGGATGGAACTACTAAGGAGTTTGCTCCTGTTGTTCTCAACGAAATCGACTTGATCGTTTCCTATGACAATAGCCGCAAGTTTGCTTCCGCAATCATCAAGGGAGTTAACCGCAACATCACTCTCTGGAGTGGCGATGATTACGACAAGGCTGGTCAGTTTACGGATAAAGACGTAGACGCTCGCGTGAACGAGATCCTTGGCAAAGATCCTGTCAAGTCAATTGAGGCTCTATTCCAGCCTAAGAAATAATGAGCAACGGCGGAACAACTTCAGACGTAGGGCCGACTAGCGCAATCGTCTCGCTTGTTTCGCTTGTGGTATCTTTCTTCGACTCAACCCATGTGTGGTTGCAAAACACCACCCTGCTTGTTTCCTTGCTGGCTGGTTGCCTAGCAATTGTTGCAGGAATCAAGAAGCTAATCAAATGAACAAAATCCTTATTGTTTGTGCGTCAGCACTTCTTATTGGATGTGCATCAGAGGAGCCTGTAAAGTACACTCCTCCTTCCGTTGTTGCGGTTAAGTCTGGTATTGAACGGCTCAAGCCGCACGTTACAAACACCGCAGGAAATGCGGCGATTAAAGAGCTAATCACCGCAGTCGATACCTACGAAGCTCAAGTTGACCAGCAAGCAAGGGATCTGGCCAAGGCTCAAAACGATGCTTCATACTGGCACGCAAAACAAATCAAGGCACTTAAAGAGTTGTGGACTTGGCGAATTATTACAATTTCTGGCATTTTGTGTGTAGTGGTTTATGTGGGGATTAAAACTGCTTGGAAGTTTCGTCCATGATTCCCAAACTTGTATCACAAAGGCTGGTTGTCTCGTTGATTGGGATTGCTTTGATTCAAGCATCTTGGAGGTGGGCGGTAGAACATCTATACACGCTTCCTGAAATAGCGCTAGCAGGGTTTGTCACCATTACCACGAACACCCTTTATGTTACGGGTGCCATTGTAATTTTTCTTGTGACTGGTCGTATGGTTTACGATTGGAAGATGGGAACTAGCCAAGTTCAGGAAGTGGTTTCTAGTGTTGCTAGAGTCAAGCAAGACATTTCAGAAAAGATTACTCACAACGCCAAGGAGAACGACTATGAAACCTCCATCTAAGCGGACTATAGACCTGATATTTGAGTACGAAGTCGGGGGCGGGGAGCAATACTACAACAAGTTCTTGAAGCGTTTCACGTGGCCGGGTGGAGCCTCTGGCCCAACTATTGGAATCGGAGTTGACTGCGCTTACTACACCCCCAAAGAACTAGCGAACTTGTTTTCGTTCCTTCAATTCCAACAGAGGAAACTCGTTGAAGATGCTAGTGGGAAAATGGGAGTTGCTGGAAAGGAATACACCAAAGTCCTACGCAAAGCAGGAATAGAAATGTCGTGGGAAGAGGCGCAGAAGATATTCATGACTACTACGTGGCAGAAATTTGCTGCCCTGACTGACAGGACGTTTCCGCAGGCGGATCGACTTTGTGACTCAGCCTACGGAGCACTCGTATCGCTAGTATTTAACCGAGGAGGAAGTCTTTCTGGAAACTCAAGATCAGAAATGAGAGCTATTCGAGAACTCGTTCCAACGAAAAACTACAACGCAATTGCCAAAGAAATCCGACTTATGAAAAGGATCTGGAAAGGCAAGAATATGGAAGGATTGCTACGCAGGCGGGACGCAGAAGCTGATCTCGTCGCTTCGTGCGCTTAAAATCAAATTACCATGTCAAATAACTTTACTAAAAAAGTAGAAGTGATCAACAAGGCGATTACTTTCATTACAGAATTTTTAGACTCAGCAAATGTCTGTGTGTTTGTGAATTGGGTCGAGGACGGGGAGACACTCCGAGCTGAAGTGCTGCATGGAAATCAATTTGCCCTGAAAGGTCACATCGAAAAATGGGCGTGCGAAAACCTAGATGAAGTAAAAGATGGCTACCAAGAAGACCACCAAGACAACTAGGGAGTTCAAGATTGGAGACGTACGGGGAGATGGATTTATTTTTGGTGGCTACACCCCCCGAAAATATAAAGACGGCTCCAAGAAGATAGTCGAGAAGTGGTATTCTCCCGAGTCGTTTGTAAGGCTATTGAAAGCTAGGCGTAACGCTACGAATCGTTTGCGAAGACAAGATCCCAAAAAATATACCGCTCAGACTCAGGCTTGGAGGAGAGCAAACGCCGAGAAGTATCGAAATTACAGGCTTATGAAGGGTTTCGGGATATCTACTACAGAGTACGATAAAAAACTTAAAAAACAGAAGAACGGATGTGCAATTTGCTGTAAACCATGCGCTTCTGGCAAAAATTTAGCCGTCGATCACTGCCACAAGAGCGGGATGATTCGTGGTCTCTTGTGCAGCAAGTGCAATTTAGGTCTTGGACTCTTTAAAGATGACATTATCTTACTCGCTACAGCTAAAAAATATTTGACCAAACACAGAAAACGGCCATGCAAAAAACCAAAAAAGTGTCCATCCAAATCTCGGGCAAAAAGTGGACGATAGAGTTTGGGAACCCCGGCAAAACGGACGGCAAGCCAGACGACGCAGTCTGCATCTACGACGAGAGGAGGATCATCCTCCGCAGGAAAGCCAAAGGAAGTCTGTTAAATTGTGCCGCACACGAAATAATCCACGCAAGGTGCCCAGATCTTGAGGAAAGCGCCGTCCACGACTGCGGAGACCTGATAGACGAGGCCGTGAACAAGATCCTAGAAAATCTAGTCGATTAGCATTTTTCATCTTTACACTTCGTCTTACTAACCTTATTTTTCAACCCATGAGCTGCGATTGTAATTCTACCAACGGCAATGTGTACGGGCAGGTGTGCCGACAAGACATCCCCTACCCCAATATTTCGCACGAGTCTGTTCCATCGATGATGGACAACCTGATTACCGCTTTGTACGGGGTTTTCACAAAGTCAATTGTCGATGGCCGAGTCGTTTGGAATATCCCTTGCGATCCAGTCACTTCTCCCGGTGAGATTTCTTGGCTACCCCGCGAAGAGGGTGAAGGATTCCTCTGCTACATGCTTCGTGCGTTTAACGCGGTGTTCCCAGCTACGGTCACTCTCACTGGAGTTCAGACCCTCACCAACAAAACGCTGATCTCTCCGATCCTCACTACTCCTACTGGAATCCTCGCCTCTGATATTGGTGCTGGAGCTTTCGGAGGATCAGTTACTCTTGCAGCCACTCAACTCACGGGGACTGTTCCGAACAATCGCACGACGGCTACCAATCTTTCAACTCCATCAACAATTGTTCTTCGTGATGGCTCTGGAGATTTTGCTGCAGGAACTATTTCCGCTGATCTCATTGGAGATGTTACGGGAACGATTATTGGAAACGTCACTGGGAACGTCACTGGAAACGTCACTGGAAACCTTACGGGGTCAGTTTCTGGAAACGCTACAACTGCAACTCAAGCAGTGTTGGCTACCAATCTCTTTGGTGGCGCTACTGGATCCCTTCCCTATCAGTCTTCTGCTAGCAACTCCACAACTCTCCCAATTGGAAGCTCTAGTCAAATTCTAACCGTAAATAGTGGTGCCACTGCGCCACAATGGACTACTCCTTCCTCTATTGTGGTCGGAACTGCAACCAACATTGCCGCAGGTGCTACTGGATCCATCCCGTACCAATCTGCTTCTGGAACTACTGCGTTCCTTGCTGCTGGAGCCACTGGCAGAATTCTCACCCAAAATGCTGGGTCTCCACAATGGTCTATTGACCATATCGGAACTGCCAGCAACGACTCCGCAGCTACAGGATATGTTGGGGAATACGTTTTCAGTCAAAATACAGCTGGAACTTCTATGACCCAGAATGTTGTGACAAACATCACTTCAATCACACTATCCGCTGGTGACTGGGATGTTTCAAGCAATGTAAACCTTACCTACACGACAACGAACAGTACTACCTTTACATTGCAGGGTGGCATTACCACGACATCCGCAACCCTTGGAGCACTAGACACCTATTCTCAATTTGTTGTTCATGCTGGAAATGCGGCGGCTCAAACTCAAATTTTTGCCTCACCGGAAGTTCGTCTATCACTATCAACAAGCACAATTGTTTATTTGATTGGGTTTGCTAATGGAGGATTGAGCTCAATTACAGGAAGAGGAACAATCCGAGCCCGCAGAGCCCGTTAATATATAAATACTATGTCATACGCATCCGCACCCGTAACTCTTCCCGAAGGTTTCTATGACCTGAGTGAGAAGATTGTTGATCACCCCTTGATTGAATCTGCTGAGAAGGCAGAAGAGACCGAGATGGCCGAGCAAAATCTCCACTATCCTTGCCTGTACTTCTCCCACGCTCCAGAGGGTCTCAAAGAACTCCCCAAGGAGGGAACTGCAGTCATCCATTACAAGAAAGTGATGGAGCGCACCGAAAAAGTAGAGCGGTCTGGAAAGACACTTACCAACTACTGCATCGAACTTGAGATCCATGGAATTAAGCCCTCAGAGGACTCCGCTACTTACGAGACCAAGGAAATTGAACCCGACGATGAGGACGCCATCGAGAAGGGCTTAGAAGAAGCGTCAGAAGAAACCTCAACCGAAGATTAATACCATGCCCTCAGATCCCTCCATGCCTCCTACAGAGGCTCCTACCCCCTCTCCTACTCCCGCTGGCATGCCAGAGGGTATCCCCACTCCCATGGGCGGTGGATCCGTTATGATGCAGATGCCGAAGGACGCCTTCGATTCCATCCGAGACATCGTCATGCAACTTGCAACTGCCTTGGAACAGGCGGGTAGCCAAGTTGATTCTGAAGCTGCCCTAGCTGAAGCTCCAGTCCAAGAGGGAATGCTTCCTGAAGAGATTCCTGCTGAGATGGCTTCTGCTGACGAACAGGATCTAGCTATGTTTGCTCAAGAGCTCAACAATCGCGGCCAGTAAAATTTAAAAATTATGTTCGTCTCAGAAATCTTTAGCGAGGCGGCTGAGATTTTAGGAACAACCGACGAAAGCAGGGTATTCCGAAAGCTCACTCAGGCCGTGCAGGCTCTCATGGAGAGTGGACATTGGTTCCACACTACCCGTGAGGTTGACGTTTGCACTGGTTGGGACGGGTTTACGGTCACGCTCCCCAAGGACATTGAAGTTCCCTTGGCAGTCAATGTCGATGGATCCCCTTTGTATTTCCGAGGGAAACTTTTCCAGTACCACGTCAATCAGGGCGGTAGATTCGAGTCAGTGAATTGGGCTTGGGACGACCGAGGATTCGTCGCTACTCAGATGGACATTCGCCAGCCAGCTCAGGTCATTGCAGTTGCCGAGAGCGAAGCAGACGTTGGAGCAACTCTTAGACTTGTTGGAACCAATCAATGGAATCGCGATCTGCGAGGTCAAACTCCTGATGGAACTGGAGTCGATGGGTTGATCATACCCATCCATAGCATGAGTGATTTTGCTCGCGGAACAATTAGACCTGATGACGATACTATCGTTACCCGTGAAGTAGCCGTCACTCCGATCACAAAATTTGTTTCAACTACTCCCCATGAACTTAACTCTGGACAAGGAGCAATTCTCTCCACCATTACTGGAACCACTCCAACTGGACTTACTGATTCCAATCAATACTTTGTGGGGGTAGTCAATCCTACAACCATTCAGCTCTACAATGATCCTCTCTACGCAAAGAGTGGAACGTATCCAATTGCTTTGTCAAATATTACAAATGCAGGAACCTTGAGACTGACTGATCAAAGGACTGCAAAATTAGTGACTACTGTTGAGCTAAATGCAGCGCCAACAATTTCGGTTAGCATGGGGAATCCTGTAACTTTTGAAGGAGCAGTTCTACCAAGCCCCTTGGTACAGGGAGTCACGTACTACGTGAACGCTATCGATGCTACAAATTTTCAAATATTTGCAAGTCTCTCGGATGCACAAACTAAAACCCGTCCAGTTTATTTGACGGGCTATACAGGTGGGTTTTCTATTTTCTTCAGAAAGCCGATTGCACCCATAACAAAGCTAACCTTTTCTGTACCGCATTACTACTCCACGGGAGATATAGTTCAAGCAACTTCCAATGGCGGAAATCTTCCCCAACCCCTCGTAACGTCTCAAAATTACTACATTTACAAGATTGATGACTACACGGTTACCCTTCACGTATCGAATTCGGATGCAGAGACAGGAATCAATCCGATTGTTTTGATAACTTCTGGATCTGGTCAGAACTCTTTGGCGAAATTGATTCCCGCAACGGTCGCCATTGGAACCACAAGCAATGTGCTGGCTACAGACGTTGGATTGATACCAGCTACTGGTTCTGGGGCTTCTGTTAGAGCCAATCGAGTTGGCCCGATCACGAACATAATCGTCACTGCACAGGGTTCTAGTTATGAAACTGCTCCCAGCATTGCATTTGATAGCACTGGCGGAACTGGATACGTATCCACCCCCTCCGTACAATTAGTTGGTGGAGCTGGAGCTGGAGCAGTATTCACTGCCAATGTTGCTGGAGGTAAAATCACATCTTTTACAAAAGTATCGGGTGGCAGTGGGTACACATTTCCCCCCAACGTAGTTATTACAGGTGGAGGCGGTGGATATGGCGCAGACGCTACCGCTGTAATAGTTGCTGGTGCCGTTGATTCCCTTGTTCTCAATCCTGTTGGAACTGGACTTACCGCACGAGTGCTGATAAATGCAACTTCAAAGGTAGTGACAAACGTGGTCATCGATGACCCGGGTCAAGACTATCAATTCCCCCCTAGGGTGACTATTTCTGGTGGCGGCGGAGCTGGTGCTACCGCATCCTGCACATTGACCACATCGTTCATAACGAGCTACACGATTCTTGACGGTGGATCTAACTACCTATATCCACCAGCGGTGTCTATCTCTGGTGGTGGTGGTACGGGAGCATCGGCAACTGCTGTGGTTCAAAACGGAGTAGTAGTGTCGATATCTGTGGTTGCTGAAGGAACTGGATACGCATCACCTGCGACTGTGAATATAATTCCCTCCACTGGTGCATTTGTTCAGTTCACGAGTACTGGAACTCTTCCAGCGCCATTAGTTCAAGGCACTACTTACCGAGCAGAAGCCCCATTGTCGGCCAATGGCTTCACTGTTGTGAACGCTGATTTTAGCCCAGTGAATATTACGTCACTTGGTTCGGGGTCATTGTTCGTGGTTATTTCTAGGACATTTGGAGTTTCATTCACGAATGATTGGGCTGGAGATTTTTCCGCAACACCTACTGGAACTGGCTTTTATTTTGGAACCGATTACTTGCTGCCAATCACATCTCCACCGATCGATACCGAAACTGAATTCTGGTTGAGGAAATTAACTAATGATACGGCTCAAGTTTACGACACCCAAGCCCATGCAAATGCTGGCGGTGCCACTGGAAAGATAACTATTACTTCATTTGGAACGGGTCAGTCGTACTACGCAATTGAAGAAACAGCTCAAGCAGTTTCTTACGACAACCAAGTGTCTGTAAGTAATATCCAGTACCTTTCGGATGGAGAACGAGTGAAGATGTCCACAACTGGAACTCTACCAGCACCACTACTCGATACCCGCGAGTACAATGTTAAAATCGTAGAGTCAAACATTCAACTTTTTTACGAGGGATTGCTTGTTGATTTTACTACGCTTGGAGTCGGTGAATTAAGATTGAATATCATTAGAGATTTTTCCGTTGTCCCAGCCACAACCATAACTCTAAACAATGCCTTTTTCGACTCAGGTACTCAGGTTATTCCTAGAGCGTCTGAAAACGATTCGCTGCCCACTCCGCTTTTGCCAAACACCTCGTACTTCGTGAGGTTCTTTGATAAGAATGAGATTGAGTTGTACGACACCTTTGCGAATGCCATGGCGACAGGAAATACTGGTCGTATCTCATACACAAAGACGGGCGACTCACTAGAAAGCGTATTTTTTGTAGACGCAATTGAAGAGAAAACCCTTGTAAAAGCTATTTACCACGTTGAAAAGCCAGTGACTCAGGGATACGTGAGTCTTTATGCTTACGACTATGGTCGCAGCAACGACATGACTTTAATCGGTCAGTACCATCCTACCGAAGTGAATCCTAAGTATCGGCGTGTGCGTCTTGGATCCGCCTGCTCTTGGGCTAGAATTATCTACCGAGTCAAGGCACCCAAGATAACTAGCATGTTTGATTATATCCCCGTTGAACAGGAACGCGCTTTGATTGCGGCTGTTCACGCGGTTGATTTGGAAGACAAGGACTTCATGGATCAGTCTGCAAGATACTGGGCGATGGCGTTGAACTATCTGAAGAACCAGCAGAACAGCATGGATGGGCACGCCTTCGTTCCTCCACAGATCAACAACATCACGTACGGAGACGGCACAGATCCCGTGATGTTCTAGGCTTATGAAATCGCCGAACGTAACATCGGGTAGAGTTGAAAAGGTTACCGCTGGGTGGACTAAGGGCATTAATAGCGTTAGAAACCCATGGAACCTTCCAGCTGATCAGCTGAAGTGGGGTGTAAATGTTGCTGTTAGAGGTGGCATAGCACAAACAAGGCCGGGTCAAGGAATGAGGCTGTCTCTTCCTCCGGGCAACCTGCAAGGTGGATGTTTTTTCGCCTCAAACAAGCAGGCAAAAGCTGCCAGCATTTCGACCTCCAGCGGGACGACTTCTACAGTCAACGCAACCATTTACAACTACGACGGCACTACATCATTTGAAGACGAATTGCCCTACATCTTGTTTGCTGTTGGTGGATCCGTTTACTTCGCTCCATTTCCATTAGTGCAGCCAACAGATTGGAACGACTACAAACTCACAAACATCTCTCTTAGCCCCGACGTCAAAGATGTTGTTTTTACTATCGCTACTCAGACTGCGACTCTTAGCGCAGGTGGAGACGTTAGCGTTACTCCATCCAACCGAGTAGTGATTATTCAAGATGGAGTTAGTGCTCCTGCCTACTGGGACGGCTCCGACAAGAAGGGCGGGCAAGATAGTACAATACCCATTGGGTATTGGATGGCTTTCTCAGGAAACAGACTTTGGATAGCTGCTGGAAATATTGTTTTTGCATCAGACCTTGGAAATCCATTTTCTTGGATAGAACGAACTGAGGGCGCTGGGAGGGGAGACTTTTCGTTCCCACGCTCAGTCACTGCAATGGTCGATTACATCGGGCAAGACAATGACACCAAGTTGATTGTATTTACAGACAGAGCTACATACTCGTTGTCTAGTGGAATTCTCGATAGATCTCAGTGGATAAGCGCTACGAATTTCCAGAAAACTATTTACGCTACGATTGGCTGCGTAGCAGGAAAGTCAGTAGCATTTCAAGCGGGTCTCATGTGGTGGTACTCACGCGGTGGACTAGTAAACACAAACGTAGCAGCAGGCGCGTACGTTTCGTCTCAAGTGCTGTACAAGGACATTGAGATGGCCCGCGTGAAGAGATACATGCCAGCCAACATGTCGAGTATCTGCGCGACTTCATTTGAGAATTACCTTCTGTACTCCATCCCATACCTAGAAGCACTTCCTAGCGCTACTATGGTTCTCGACTACGCTGCGGCAAGTGAATTGAGCCAGAGTGAGATTCCTGCTTGGTCTGGTGTATGGAATGGCACACGTCCCATCGAATGGATGTCGGGAACAATCGGACAACAACCCCGTTTGTTTCACCTTTCCGTTGACTACGTGCCAACCAACGATGGCTCCTACAATCATCTTTGGGAATCCTTCCTTCCAGAACGCGTCGATAGCTATCTGCAGATCAATCCCGATGGATCGACGACCACAAAGTACTCGAGGATCTATAGTCAGGCCGAGACTGCGCTCATGGGTGATGGAATGGATTTGAAGCAACTCAAGTACGGAGAACTAGATTGCTCACAGATTGGTGGAACAGTTGACTTGCGAGTTTCATACAGGGGAAGCAAGGGGGCGTACCAACCAATTCTGAACACTCGTTTTCTAGCAGTTACCGACGAGTACCAATTCGACAAGACTCCACAGGCTGAAAAAATTGCGGAGTATGGAATTTTAAGGACGCAGCACAGACGCGTTTCTACTGAGTCAGTGCAGCGTTTAGACGTAAGTTCCTGCGAAACGAGATACTCTTCGGATGTGGACAAGGCATTTAGCCTGCTAGTCGAGTGGTGTGGAGAGCTTGGACTAGAAGCAGTTCGTGTGTTTATAGATCCATGGCAGGAG